TCAGCCGGTAGACGCCTGATCCAGGCCGAGCCCTTCCCCGCTCGTTTTTCGGGCCACTCGCGCCGCCTCGATCTGCTTCCAAAACGTGTCGAGCCACCGCGTTTTCTGCTCTTGGCTCGCGTGCCGGTAGTCGGAACGCTTGCGGCCGGCGAGCTCGTCCACGATCGGCCCGGGGCATTCCAGCTCCAATTCCAGAAGAGAAATGAACGTGTGCCGCATCTCGTGCGGAGACAGGGGTTCTAGCCCTACCGCGGTCACCAGGTCCTTGAAGTCGTCGTAGGCGTTCGACGGCAGCATGTAGCCGCCCTTGGCATCGGAGCAGAGGAAGACGCCGCTGACCTGGCCGCACCCAAGGATCTCGTCCCACACGCGGGACGGGAGCGGCAGGTCGCGCTTGCTCTGGGGCGTCTTGAGCTTGGGCGAGAGCTGGGCCCCGCCCTTTGGCTGGAGCACCTGCTGGCGCACCCTCAGCACCCGGTCCTTGGTGCCGTGGCGCGTGGCGCCGCACGCTTCGCCGATGCGCAGGCCGAACGCGGTGAGGATTACGAACGGTTTTAGGTTCTTCGGCGCGGAGTCGATCAGCGTGGCCACCTCCTCGAACGTCAGCGCTCGCTTCTCGGGCTCCGGCACGGCGGCGATCCGGACGAACTCGCAGGGGTTGCTGGGAATGATGCCGTCGCGCACGGCGAGGTTGAGCACTCCCGACAGAACGATCTTGATTTTGGCGATGCTACTTTCGGCGAGCGGCACGCCCGGCAGGCGGTTGAAGAACCGCTGGAGGTCGACGCGGCTGATCTGGTCGAGGGGGCGGTCCTTGAAGACGGGCAGTACGTACTTGTCCATCGCCCACCCCACCTGGGACTGCCAGTTGGCGGAGCGGAGCACGATCGACGGCAGGTAGACCGTGGCGTAGTAGCCGTAGAGCGTGTCCTGGTCGGGCCCGTCGACGCCGTAGGAGTCCCAGGCGGCTTTCGATGCGGCTTCGGCGGTCGGCCCGTAGTAACTCTTGCGCTTCCCCGTGGCGGGGTCGATGCCCTTCGCCTCGTACGGGTTCGATTTGCGCCCTTCGCGCAGGTTCGCCTTCGGCGGGGTCTTAGGTCTGCCCATCGGCTTTCAGTTTAGCGAGAAGATCGTGGGTCGACAAAGGTTCGGACGCGTCCCCCTTCTTCTTCGGCTCTTTGGGCGTGGCGAAGAGGCGGGCGGCCCTCGCCTCTTTCAGAGCCGCCTCCTCCAGCTGCTCCATGGCGAGGTCCAGGAGCCGGTACGAGTAGTAGCCCTTGCGCACGGGGACGATGACACCCTTGGCGCGGAGCTCCTGGAACATGGTTACGGTGCAGCCCATGTAGCGGATCGCCTCGGCCTCGTTGCACCCGATGCGGGGGCGACGGGGGCCAGTGTCGTGCTCGTCGTGCGCCTCGATCGACACGTCAGCCACCCTTGCCCTCCTCCCAGAACCCGCCGTCCGTCGCCTCGATCAAATCGGGCGACACTCGCCGCAGGGTGTGCGTGCGCTTGTGCCCCATCGCCGTTTCGGGAATCGCGGCGGAGTTGACCACCTCCCACTCCGAGCGGTCGAACGTGCGGACGATCCGCGCGCCGGAGTTCAGCCGGTTCCAGCGCTCGGGGGTCATGGGTTGCGGTACTCCTTATCGTCCCGATTCACGCGAATCAGCCCGGGGTTGTTGGCGAAGCATTGCCGGACGTTGATGCTCTGCACGGTCTTTGAGCACGTCGGCGAGCCGCACTCGCAGACCTGGTTCCAAATTTCCGGGCTCGCGCATTTTCGGCAGGTCGCGACGAGCCGGATCGGAACGGGCCCATTCGAGCACGGGAGGACGAGGACGTCACCCTCGCGGAGCTCGTCCCAACCCAGAACTGGTGGAACTGGGTTTAGGTCAGGCACCAGCCGCCCCCGCTTGCTCTCTGAGTCGCCGCGTGATCCTGACGAACTCGCGGCCGTCCACTTCCACGGCTCCCAGCGCAACTGCTTTGGCCCGCTTGCTGGCGACGAGGTCGTAGTGAGGAAACCCCGGCTTGTCCTGGAACCAAGTCCGCTTCATGCCGATAGCAGAGGCCATGGCGTGGAGTTCTTCTAGAGAGTCCGCGAACATGTGGCACCACTTCGTCTCAGGGCCGAGTCTGCCGACCCTCACCCCGTAGCACACCAGAACGTCGACGTAGACGCTCATTAGCAGCCACGCTCCGCGAAGTACTCCCTCCACCGTTGCCAGCCCTTCGACGTGAAGAAGCCCCAGTCCCGGACATAGGGGCCCCGCAACACCAGCGACCAGGCGGGCTTGCCATCTACGAGCACGACCCGGTGACGGTGCGTCGCTTTGCGAAACAGGAGCGCGCCAGGCCGAACTCGCCTTGTCGGGCGAGGCTGCCCTTCAGTGTCGTCTAGCCTCACCGCCACCGCTTCCATGGCCTCGTACTCAGCCTGTTCTTTGGTCGTGAACTTTCTCCGTAAGCTGATCGAAATCAGCTCGTGGTAGCGCGTCCAGTCCACACTCTCCGCTTCTCGCTCCACCTCAAAGGGGGTTTCCTCAAGGTATCCCCGCCACAGGATGAGGCTGACAAAAGCCCAGGGGTGGTCGTGGTGCTCGTCCGAGTCGGACCTCAAAAACTTGTGGAGGTAGATGGCCCCCAGTTTGCAACTCAGTAGGGTCCACCGGATTAGGTAGGGGCTTTGGCCATCTCCCCTGGAATCGCAACCGAAGATGATCTTCTTGCCGATTAGCTTCACTGGCCACCGTCCTCTTCAGCGACCGCCGCCGCTAGCTTGTCGCGCAACTCCCTCGCAGACTGCTCGCTGTGCGGGAATAGCGACCAGTCCCAGAATTCCAGGGCGCAGTTCACGAAGGACTTTGAGTCGCGGATCAAGCCCCTAAGCTTCCCATTCGTGTCCGCGCAGAGGAGAACGATGTCGATCAGCTCGTCCTTCGACTTGTTGCGCAGCGACTGCCGGTTGATCGGAGTCGTAACGACCACCTTGCTCACTTCTGTTGCCTCCTCTTCGCTTCCGCCTCGAGCTTCGCCAGCTCCTGCTTTTCCGTCTGGACCTGCCGACGAACCTCAGCCAGCCGCCTCTTGCGCAGCCCAATCTGGTTCATCAAGACCTCGGTCGGAATCTCGTCTAGGTACTGGGGGTTCATCGAAGTCCCTCCGGGAAAAGCAGCGCCGTGGCTGAGATCTCCTTTGAGCCGGTGGCGAGGCCGTAGGTCCGCAGCTCGCGCAGAGCCGCGTCGAACGACGAACTGGTCGGGGAAATGCCGGCCAGCTTGGCCAGATCCTTTCGCTCTACCGGGCGAGGGTGGACGCGCACGATCACATCGAGGCAGCGACCGGCGGACCGCCCGAGGAACCCTTTCCATCGCCGGTGGAGGTCGGCGAGCGTGGGCGGACGCAACGGTCGGACGGCTTGGGCTCGGCCGCTACGGGTGAGCTCTACCGGGCCGGGAGTGACGACGTAGCCCAGGGTTCGGAGGTCGCGAAGCTTCGCCTCGTAAGCGCTGGACTTCGGCGATTGGCTTGTTAGCGCCGCGAGCAGCCGCCGGTCGGCACCGCCTCCGCCAATGGCTTCCAACTGGGCGAGCGTGTCGAGCATCGCTTGGTGCTTTGGGGTCAGCGATGGCGCGGCTGCGGGGTCTGCAGGCTCCACGGCGGGCGTCTCCGAAATCGGCAGCTTGAGGTCCTCTGGAATCTCCAACGAGCGCTCTGCCTTCGCGGTGTGGCCGCTGAACTTCTCGATGCTGGTGATGCTCCCCAGGCGCTGCGCGATCTGGTTGACCTCACCGATGATCCACTCCAGGTGCGCGTTCCGCTCCTCGAGCGGCTTCGTGGCCCTCGCCACTTCCTCTGCGACGATGCCGTCGATCTCGCTACTCGAAAGGAAATCCTTTCCAGTAGCTTTCGAGTGGCTTTCCAGCTCGGCGATCCGCGCCTTAAGCGCCCTCGGATCGTTCTCCTCCTCTGCCTTCACCGTTTCGGCCAGCGCCTGGCGAAGTGTCGCGACCTCCACCGGGGCGAGGGAGCGTTGCGCCGTGTCGATCGGCTGAGCTTTGCTGGGGTCGAACCGCGCGTGGAAGGTGGTCTTCGGGGCGATCTTGACCTTCTCCAGCACCTGGAGCCAGGACGGGCTCCACACCACGCACTCTCCCTGCTGGAGGGACTGCAGGCCCGACGTCTCCTGCGCGCCCATCCACTTGCGCATGGCGTCGACCGCGTTGCTTCCCGTCGTGTTGAAGGCGAACACACAGGCGGAGAGCTCGAGCGCCTTCTTGTTCACGTCCTGCGGCCGCTGCGTGATGATGGAACCCCCGATGCCGAAGTTGCCGCCTTGCTTCCATACGCGGTTCCACACGTGGAGCATCTGCGATTCGCCGCCCTGCACGTTCTGGGGCAGGTACTCGTGGGCTTCCTCGAGGAACAGGTGGATCGCTCCGGGCTTGCGCTTCTTGAGCAGGTAGATGCGCTGCGCGAACCTCGCGGCGAAGCGGTTCTTCTGGGCGTCGTCCTCGAACTCGCTGATGTCGACGATGGCGCTGATGCCGTGGTCGAAGATCAGTTGCGCGACGACTTCCCCGTCGTGCTCGGTTACGGGCACGTCTCCGTGCCGGCCGCCGAAGATGGTGATGGGGACGCCCGGCCCTTCCCCACTCCCGTCGATGCGGAGGCCGTACCAGATGCCCATCACGTCGAGCGCCACGAACTGGAGCCCCGCGTGCCACATGAGCTCCGCGAGCTTCGTTGCGCCGTAGGTCTTGCCGCTGTTCGACGTGCCGATGAAGGCTAGGCGCTGAACCACGGCGTCCATTGGCAGGATGAGTGTCTCGGCGATCTTCAGGTCAGCCATGGTTCGCCTCCGGCAGGTGGTCCAGCCCAGGAGCTTCAGCCGGCTCGGACAGTCGCGCCTTTGCCGCGTGCAGAAGAGCCTTTGCCACGACTTCAGCCCGGGTGTCGCCTTCGTCCCAGCAAGGGCTGGCTGAGTTCGCGTTCGACATGTAGAGGCGGTACTTGCCGGTTTCGTCCTTCGGCTTGAGGCTTGGCCACCACCCCCACTCCTCTAACAGGTCAAGGGTCCACACGATGAACTCACCGTTAGACCAATCAGGCATGTAGTCGGCACAAGAGACCGTAAGGTCCCGCTCTGTGTCCGAGATGCGGAGCCACCCGTCCGTGTCGATTTCAAGGCTCGGAGACGCCTTTTGCAGCGCCTCGGCAAGCTGCTCCAGGAGCTCGTTCACGCGGCACCCGCCAGTTCTCGCCGGCGCTCTTCGTACTGGCGCGTGAAGCGGTTGATCTCGGCCGCGTGGGCGCAGACCGTGCAGTTGGCCCCGGACTCCGGCATCTCCAGCCGCGCCGCGATGCCCGCGATCCGCTCGAGTTCCTCAAAGAAGGAGGAGCGGTCCAGTTCCAGCGGCCGGTAAACGACCCGCCCCATCTGGCCCGCGCTGAAGGTGACGAGCCCGGGGTTCTCGGTCGCCTTCTTCAGGTTCTCCGAAGAGATCTTGAAGATTCCGTCGTAGGCGTCGAACACCACGAGCGACACGCGGGTGACTTCCCTCGCCTCGCCGATCGCCGGATCCTCCAGGCACTGAACGTAGCCGTGGAGCTGGCGCGCGAAGAGGGCCAGGCCCGCCGGGTTCGGGTCCGTCATCTTGAAGTCGATCACCTCGTAGGTGTCGTCCTCCAGGAGTACCAGGCGGTCGAGGTAACCGCCGATGGTGAGGGACACGCCGAGCTCCGGGTACTCGATGGGCTTGCTGCGCACCCGCTCCAGGGTCACGAGCTCCTTGGCGGGGACGCCGAGCGCCCGCAGGTGCTCGACTGCCCAGCTCTGCTTCATGCCCCGGTCGACGTGCTTGAACAGCCGGGGCAATTCCGACTTAGGTTTGGGAAGGTTGCGCGTCACCATCCACCAGCACCGGGGGCACTGGTCGATCAGGTAGCGGATGTCGCTTGGGGCCAGCCAGACCTGCCTCATAGGTCCTCGTCCTCGTCCTCGTTGTCCTCGAACGGGTTGTAGGCAACTCCTCCGCCGCCAGGGACTTCTCCCTTTCCTCCCCACTCCTGGGGCAGGAAGCGCTCGATCTCACTGAAGTGCCGGAAGATCAAGGCAGGCGAATCCGCATGGAGCTTTAGTCCGAACGGCCTGAGAACGTCGGTGCCGTTGTCGAACAAGACGACCTCTTCCACTTTCACGTGCGCTCGAAAGCCATCGTTTCCGTACATTCGGTCTGCTGGGTAGAGTCCGAGTATCTGTTCGAGGTTCTCGGCAAGTCGCTCGCGACTGCGCTTCAGCTGCTCCCGCCGACGCTCCTCATTACGGAGCTTCTCGCTCTGGAGCGACTCCCGAACGTGCTGCACTAAGTCGGACAGTTCGTCGATGCAATCCGTGAAGGCGCGAACACCGGGTTCGGGCACGCCTGCCTGCTCAAGGGCGTCCGCCATTCCCGAGAGTGGTGTGATCCCGTAGATCGAGGCCAGTCCGCACAAGCGGCTTTTTCGGCTTCCGTCTCGGCAGATTTCGCTGACGGCCAGCATTCGGCCACCGATGGCTTCCACCTCCTCGACCTCGCCCACAAGCCGGACGTGGCCCATCAGCTCCACGATCGCGAAACACTTGGTCATACCAACGGCTCCTGGGCTGGCTCACCCAGCGCCGCGGCGCGGCGGAGGAGGTCGGTGAATCCTTTAGCGCCAGCGTTCTTGGCGTCGAGCAGGAACTCCCCGTAGCTCTGGCCCTTGGCCTTGCACTTCCCTTCTAGTTCGAGGGTTTGGGTGCTGTCGAGCTTGAAGTGCTTCTCCAGCGCCGCGACGTCGATCGAGGCCGCATCGTTGATCGCCTGCTTTGCGGCGTCCACGCCCTTCGTTGGGGAGGATTCGGGAGCGTCCCCTTCGAGTTCGTCAAGGGTCTCGAATTGGCCTAAGATTTCCGCAGGGTCGCCGGTCTCCACGGCGTTGTCAGCGGCCATCGCCTGACCCAGCGAACGAGACAACTCGACCGACTTCGGAAGCATCTTCACCAGTTGCTTGATGGCCGTCTTCTTCGCCATGGCTTCCCAGTCGGTCACCCAGGGTCCCGAGCCAGATGCTCGGCTTCGCGAACGGAGCTCTTCCACCTTCCAGCGAGGAAGTACTTCGATCGCCCGTTGCCCACCCTTGAGCCTGGCTACGGCGTAGACGCATTTGACCATGCTGTACCGGTCTGGATCTGGATCGTCGTTCTCGCCAGCGGGCCAGAAGCGCCGCGGCGGCACCACATCCATGTTGGGGATGTGCGTCAGCTTCCCCTCGCCACGGTTGAACTCGAACTCATCGAAGGTGTAAACGACGGCCGAGTCGATCGACTCAACGAATCCGGAGCGCCAACAAAGGGCCACCAGACCCTGGTAGCCAGGGATCAGTTGGCACTCCATGCGGGCCGGACTGACCTTCGTGTTCTTGAACGGCACGAGGTACGCCTCGTTAAGGGCAGAGCCAGGCTCGAGTCCCATCTCCGCCGCCATCGCGACCGCGCGGACCACAGTGGCGGGGTCGCACTGGAGCAGCGTCGGGTTGCGCATCGCGGCGCCCACGACGATCTTGACCATCCGCTCAGGCGTCAGGTGCTTGGCTCCAACCTTCGTGATCGTCGGCGCGGCCTTTTCTAGCGCGAGCTCCAGACGCCCCGCCGGCGTCGCCTTCATCTTCTCTTCGCGCTCTTTCTTCTTCTCGGGGGTGAGGGTGCTTACGATTGCCATGGGAATCAGAACTCCTTCGCCTTGGGCAGGCGGAAAACGCGGTTACCGGGCTTCGCCTTCTGGTGGGGGGCGATCTGCTCCGGCTTGGGGGACAGGGACAGGGCCAGCGCCTGCCAGTCGGTCTCCGTGGAATCCTTGTTGTTCTTCCAGGTGACCTTGCCGTGGACGCTGGTCAGAGCGGAGGCTTCGCCCATGAAGAGCTTTATCCGGTTGGACAGGCCGACCTCGAGCGCCTCGAACTCCTTGATCTGGGCCTTCACCCGGATCAGGTTCGCGATCCATTCCTCAACCTCAGGCGTCGCGGCGATCTCCAAGCCGTTTCCTTTCGGAAGTTGCGCCTTGATCAGCTCGCTCGCGCTCTCGGACCCGTCCGGATCCACCGGATCGCCGCCGACGACGTGCCGCTCCCACCACTGGACCACGCGCGAGACGATGGTGCTTTCCAGCTCCATGTCGCGCCAGACCCGGTACTGGAGCACTTCGCAGGTGTCGCGCCGGAAGAGGGCGAAGTCGCAGAACTCACGGTTCGTGAGCATCAGGTAGTACACGCCCTGGATCAGGTAGTGCTTGGGGACCTGGTCCGTACCGGGTTCGCCCCAGCCGTCGCCGGTGAAGTTGTCCTTGGTGGTCTTCACCTCGAGGATTCCGGGACGGTCCTTGAAGAGCCGGTCGGGGTTTCCGGCGAGGAACGGCCGCTCCGGGTGGCGCACCACGCCGGACTCCTCGAAGCCGAAGCCGAACTGCTCGGCGTACATGTCGACGACCATCGACTCCGCCATCCGCCCAAACCGCATGGCCGGGCTCTCCTGGCGCTGGACGAGGCCAAGCTTCTCGCACCAGACCTCGTAGCTCGACTTGTAGGGGTGGACCCCGAGGATGGCCGCGGCGTCCGTGCCTCCCGCGTAGGTCGCGCGATCGGCGATCCACTGCTCGCGCGTCGGCCCTTCGGCTACTGCGCTCACAGTTCGTCCCTCCAAGAATCGTCGCGGTCGTACTCGCCGCTGAAGGGCTTGCTCAGGTAAGGATCGTCGAAGACCTCTTTCTCGCAGCACATCGAGAACGGCATGGCCGAGATGGCGTGTTGAGTCCCGAACGCGTGATCGAAGGAGGCGTCTTCGACATCCCAATCCACTTCCGTGGCCTGACCGCAGCGCTCGCAGAAGGCGACGGTGCCGAGCTCTTCCGCACCGCTCAGGAGCGCAGCGGCCTCTTCGGGGGAGACGAGGCGAGGCATTACGCTTTCCTCCGGTTGGCCTTGCGGCTGGCGCGGGCGATCCGGTTGCGGACCTTGCGCTTCTTGGCCATCAGCTTGTTGTGGGGACCCATGTTCACGCCCCGAGAGCCGCTTCGATGGGCTGGGCCCGCAGGGAGGTGGATGGGGTTGGGGCGCGACTGGGGCACGGACTGCACCACGGCGGCGCTTCCGGCGAAGGAAAGGGCCGCCATCATTCCGAGGGCGGCGGAGATTGCGCGGGCCATTACGCGACACCTGCCAGGGTCTTCTCGTCGGCTACGGTTTCGGTGGCTTCAGCGCCCAAAACCTTCCCGTCTTCGATGACGATCGCGCCCGGGTCCTTCTTGCCGACCCGCTCGACCACGAACTGGCAGTCGTTCTGGGTCGCCATCTCGCGAAGGATCTCGATACCCTTCTCGTCCAGGAGCGAACCGTCGCGGATCAGGAGCACCCGCATGGCCGGGTTCATCCCGAGGCCGATGGCGATGCTTGCCCGAAGCTGCTCCGCGCTGGACGCCTGCTCGAAGGGCAGACCGTTCAAGAGCACGCCGGAGTCGTCGAAGCCGAGACCGTCCAGCGGGAACTTCGCCGCTTGGATCTGCGCTTCCTTCTCCTCGTCGACGCGCTTGATCTCGTCGTCGCACCGCTTCGCCTCGGCCTTGGCCTGGTCGAACTGCGCCTGCAGCTCCGCCCGCTCCCGGTTCTGCCGGACCATTCGGTTCACATCCTCGGCGCTGGCGATCTGCTCGCGCAAAGGTAGGGTGTCCGCGTCCTGGAGCGACTGGACCTCGACCTCCTTCTTCTCCAGCACCGACCGCGCCTCGTTGCGTTCGGAGGAGGCTTGGGCGAGGGTCTCGCGGGCAACCCGAAGCTGCTCTTCAAGATCCATGACCCGCAGCCGTGCCGCTTCGAGCGCCTGGTCCCGCCGCTCGAGCTCCTCCTTGATCCGCACGAGCTGCATCCGCTGGCGGTCGTTCCCAGCGTTGTGCTCGCTCGCCTCCTGGAGCCTTGCCGTCATCTCGGCGAAGGAAAGCTCTTCCTCAGGAGCGTCCGCGTGGAACGGGAGCGCCTTCAGCCGTGCCTCCAGCCTCTCCCCTTCCCTGCGGAAGTCGCGGCGAAGATCGAACTGGGTTTTCCGCTTGGCGTCCAGAGCGCGGAAGTCCAATCCGACCAGGCGCTGGATGATCTCCCGCTGCTTGGCGGGATCCATGCGGGTGAACGCCAGCGGGTCGAAGCTCAGCGCGTTGTAGAACTGCGCCATGTGGCCAGCGCCCTTCGTGAACTCGGCACCCTCGGCCGTCGTTACTTTCAGGCCGTAGGTGCCTTCCTTGGTGTAGTACTGGCGGATCTTGAGGCCGGTATCGGTCTCGACCACGACCTCCGCTTTGTCCGCACCCTTGCGCACGGGCGTCCGGACGTTGGCCTTCGTGCCCCCAAGAGCGGAGGCGAGGGCGGTGACGACGCTGGACTTACCCTGGGCGTTGTCGCCGCCGATGAGGATGAGCTCGGTCGCCGGGGTCAGCTCGACCTTCTCGGCGCGCATGAAATCGGTGATGGAAGCGGATTTGATCTTCACGGTCAGAACCTCCCGGCTCGTCCGAGCCATAGGAACAGGGCGGCAGCGCATATGAAGCCGCAGAGAAAGGCGATGACGGGGACGAAGGCGCGCAGGGTGTCGAGGATGCAGTGGTCGGGCACGGTCAGCTCGCCCTGCTCCTCCGCCGCTTGCATCTGCGTCGAAACCGCCTGCAGCACGTCGGCCCGGTCGTAGAACGGGAGCGCTCGCACGTCCTCCAACCACTCCCGCGACCGGACGGTGTACTCGGCGGCTTGGCCGACGCCGGGCTCGGGCTGGTGGGCGAAGAGGCGGAAGCCCGCGTACACGAGGTTGCGGACCTTTGGGTTGCGGGCCTTAGTGTCGGCCACCTCAGGCCACCTTCTCGACCACGTCCAGCCTCAGGGCGTCGGGCCGCTGCTTGGCGACGTAGAGGTGACGGTCGTCGGGATCGATACCCGCCCGCAAGAGGGCCGCGTCGATCGCCTCGTCCATCGTGTCGCCGCCGACCCAGTTCCAGCGCCGTCCGTACATCTCGCGGACCCGCGCCTGCCAGCAGTCGTGGCTGGGCACGTGCTCGACGTCCACCTTGTATGGGGGAGAGTCGACGTCGGCGGGGTAACCCTCGAACTTGCCGAGCACCCGGCGGGGAGCGACGATCGTGTCGCCCGCCGGGTTGAAGACGATGACGTTGCCGTCCTGGGTGATCATGCGGGCACCGCCTGCGGCTGGGACGGCTGGACGAAATCGACCACCGTCAGCGATTCCGCGACTCCGCCCGGCTGAAGATCCTCGGCAGGAGCAAAGCCATAGCCGAACATCGAGGTCGCGTAGACGGCCGTTCGAACCCGGGTGTGGTCGGCGAACGCCTGAGCTTTCGCCTTGGCCTCCTCGAAGGTCTGCGGAGTGGCAGGCACCTTAGCGCGCCCCCATGACGACGATCCGGGCCCACGGGCGGGACGGGAAGAAGATTTCGCGCAGCTCCGCTAGTAGGGTGCGGAGGGTTGACGGTGGGGGAGCCGCCTCTGGCCCCCGTTCCTTGGATGTTGGTTTGTGCTGCAATTGACTCTCCTCATGCCCGGGTCAGCGGGCTACGAGGAGGAATATACGCCAAATATACGTCTGAGCACAACGTAGACGTAAAAAAAACGTAAAGTTTGATACGTCTACCGGAAGCGCCAGAAGAAACCGTACGGGTACTCGCGGGTGTCTTTCACTCCACCTTCGCCATATCGGATCCTCATGATGCAGACTCCGAGGATCGTCCAATCCTTGGCGCTAAACGGCTCGTGGTCCTCTCTGTTGCACGGCCACAGTTCAGCTCCGGTCATCGGGCTCTTCCGCAGGATCTTGAACACATCCTCGTTCTCGTTCCGGGCGTGGACACCGTGATAGTCGGCGGGAACCCTATCCTCGAAAATCGCAACGTCTCCCTCCGTAAACTCAGGTGTCATCGAGTCGCCAGTAATCACTCGACCCCACCGCTCATGCTCAGTCCCCCAGTCAGGCAGGATTTCTGCGGAAATTGCGTTCGAGTAGCTTGCAGCGGGTGAACCGGCAGGAAGTGCCCCATAAATCGGGACAAGCCGTTGGCCTTTGCGGACCACATGAACCTTCCCCGCTATGTTCACCGTTGTCTGATCGTCTTGGACTCCGCTCGACCGACTTAAGGATGCCGTTGGAAGCGTGATCGCAATCGGGCCTCCACCCCCGTCGAGGTGCTGTTTGAGTTCAAGCTCGTCCATGCCGAGCAGCGCGGCGGCCTTTTTCCGCCTAGACCCCCGGAGTTGCGTGATCCCCCGGACGAGGTTGCTCATGACGTCAGTTGAGACGTTCATCATGTCCGCGAACTCGTTGTGTCTGTAACCACGATCGAGAATCAACTCACCTAGCACCTTGCCCTCCTTCGCCCATTTCTGCGCAGCCATGCGGGAATTTTGCGGTTTTATTATCGATCACCCTTGCCGAAGCCGTAGGTCTAAACGCACAATGGACGCATGTTTGACGCAATTCCGCCAGCCCTCATTCCCGCGCGGAAGCGTGGCCCGAAAGGGAAGTTCTCCGACACCCGCAAAGCGCTGGAGCTGGTCGCATATCTAGCCGAGCCCGATTCGAGTCTCGCAGGAGCTGCAAAGAAGTTCGAGTGCTCGCAGTCGTTGATCGAGAAGACCATTGCGAGGCTGAGAGCAGGCGGCAAACAAACGGAAGCCCCGACCTCTGACCAGGTGCGGGGCGATGTGACTAGCGAGGCCGGGGCCCCATGTGCAGCACAAGTACATGATACACCCGGCCTCCCCGACCAAGCCTAGAGGAGGCCCAATGGAATCCGAATCCGAGATCCTGCGCGACTACAACCTCGCGCGCGACACCTACCACCGCGCCCACGCCCTGCGGCGGTGGAACGAAGCCCTTAGCGCGGTGGACGGCATGATCGAGTACTGCCCCATCGTCGAGGCCCTGCCCGCGCTGATCGCCATGCGCGACGAGGCGGCCGAGCAGGTCCGGCGGAGCAAGCGCCACCGGTTGCTCAACCTACTGGCCAGCCTGTGGAGCGGGAAGGCGGTCGTCCGTGGCTAGCCCCCGCACCAACGAAGCGCCGAAGAGCGTCGCGGGCCTGAAGAGCCTGCCCTACTCCGGCGACTACATGGAGAACCAGTTCGTCGACGTGGACTTCGAGAGTCCCATCGGCCAGCCGAACCCCGAAAAGGCCGTCACGTGCGTGATCGTCGAGTGCGGGCCCGCGCCCGCAAACCAGCTCAAGGTGCGCGAGATAGCGGAGCGACCACAGCACCTTACCAAAGGCCCCGAGTGGATCTCGGAAGGAACGATCTGCGATGCCTGACGTTGCTTTTTGGCCCGCGCCCGAAGTGGAGGAGGTCGCCCGGGACGTCGTCCGACGGTGGCGCAACGACCTCGTGAACGCACGGGTGGAATACGTGTTCCGCTCCACCGCCGAGAAGAAGAACGGCCGCAAGTGCCTCGCCACCGCACGAGTGGTGAACGGACTCGCAAGCTACTACACCCGCCACAGCGAGGCGAAGGAGGCCGGCGAGAGCGCCATCGTTCCCGAGCCCTTCTTCCTCGTCATGGTCTGGTACGAGGCCTGGTGCAAGATCTCTGCAGCCCAACAGCTGGCGCTGGTCGACCACGAGCTCAAGCACTGCGTCCTGGAGATGGACGAGGCCGATGAGGAGGTCTACACCATCGTCGGGCACGACGTGGAGGAGTTCGAGGACGTGGCGAGCCGCCATGGCGCGTGGATGCCGAACCTTGACCGGCTGGTGAAGGCGACCCTGAAAGGGGACGCGCAGCGGAGCTTCGACCTGGTGGAAGGCGGTGCCGCATGACGGACGAGCAGAAGACTGACGCGGTCAACCCCGCCCACTACCGCGGCGACCGCGTGATGCGGATCATCGAGGAGTTCGGGCTCCACCAATCGTTCTGCCTGGGCAACGTGGTCAAGTACGTGCTCCGGCACCGGGACAAGAACGGGATCGAGGACCTGAAGAAGGCCCGCTGGTACCTGGACCGGGAGATCGCATTCCAGGAGGGGACCCTTCCCAATGAATGAGATCAAGGTCCTAAACCACGGCTTCGTGGCGCTGGTGGACACGATGGGCGACGACCAGACGCCCGCCAACACCGCCCGCACGAGCTACCGCAACCGCCAAGAGCGCACCGCCGAGGAGAACGCCCGCCTGACGAACTACCTCGTCCGGAACCGGCACACCACGCCCCTCGAGTTCTGCCAGGTGTGCTTCTACATGAAGATGCCGATCTTCGTGGCGCGCCAGCTCGTGCGGCATCGCACGGCCAGCATCAACGAGATCAGCTACCGCTACGTCCAGGCTGCGCGCGAGTTCTACGTCCCCGAGCCCGAGCGCTGCCAGAAGCAGAGCACGAGCAACAAGCAAGGCAGCGCAGTGGAGCTGGTCGCCTACCCGCACGACTGCCGCAACCTGATCCTCGGGCGCTGCAGCCTAGCCTTCGACACCTATGAGGAGCTGATCGAGATGGGGCTCAGCAACGAGCTGGCCCGCACCGTTCTGCCCTGCGGCACCTACACCGAGTGGTACTGGCAGTGCGACCTCCACAACACCCTGCACATGCTGGGTCTTCGGCTGGACCCGCACGCTCAGTACGAGATCCGTGTCTACGCGGAGGCGATGCTGGAGCTGCTGCGGCCGGTGTACCCGACGATCATCCAGGCCTGGGAGGCAAGCCGTGGTTAAGGACCGCATTTCGTTGGCGACAGCCGAAGGCATCGCCGCCCTCGCAGTTACTCTCTTCGCCCCCGTCTGCGACCGCATCGAAGTGGCGGGCAGCATCCGCCGCCGAAAGCCGGAGGTCGGCGACGTGGAGATCGTGTGCGTGCCGAAGGTGGAGCTGGCCCCCGACCCTACTTCCTTGCTTGCTGAGGAGGTCCCGGTAAACCGCCAGTTCGAGTTGGCCAAGTCCTTGCGCGGCAGCGTCCTGCAGGACCGGCTCGACGTCAACGACCGTCCGTGCTTCGGCCCGAACTGGCAGCGCGTCGTGTTCGAGGGATTCGGTCTGGACGTCTTTGCGTGCTCGGCGGAGCAGTGGGGCGTCACCCTCGCGATCCGAACCGGCAACCCGGAGTTCTCCAAGAAGTTGGTCATGCCTCAGTCGCAGGGCGGCTTCCTGCTGAGTGGCCAGCGAGTTCACGGCTGGCGGCTGCACGACCGGGGCCAGGTGATGCACACGCCGGAAGAGATCGACTTCTTCCGGCTGATCGAGAAGCCTTGGGTGAGGCCGGAGGACCGGCATGGATAGCGCCGTCGTCTTCGATCCGGCTTGCGGCACCGGCGGTTGGCCGCTCCTCATAGCGGAGGTCGACCATGGCGCGTAAACCCGTACCTGACCTCGTAAAGATCCTGGAGACGATCTCCAGCGACAGCGGTCGGCGCCGGTCCGACGTATTCCGCGCCTTCGCCCTCTTCACCGCGTGCTGCCTGAGCTTTGGCAGCCGTGAGACGGAGTACCTGGCGGAAGCCGGACGCTGGGAGAGGCCTCAGCTCAACGCGTTCGGCGAAGGGCTCGGCGTCCTCGCGCTCGAGATGGACCGCAACCCCTACGAGGACCTCCTAGGCCCGATCCACATGGAGTGGGGCTCTCAGGGCGATCACCAGCAGCTGGGCGCGTTCTACACGCCCCAGGACGTGTGCCGGCTCACGGCGCGGCTGATCTTGCCGACTGACCTGCCAAAGGATCGGACCCTGACCCTCAGCGAGCCCGCGTGCGGCTCGGCGGCCATGGTGCTCGCGGTGGCAGAGGCCCTCGAGGAGCGCGGCGTTACGCGGACCCGTCTGCGGGTGGACTGCGACGACGTCGACCTGACCGCCGTCCACATGGCGTACACGAACCTCGCCCTCTCCGGCATCCCGGCCGTCGTGCGGCACCGCAACTCGATCACGCTGGAGACGTGGAGCGCGTGGCCGACGCCGCCGTTCCACCTACTCGGCGGACCGTCGTGCGCGCCCGAGCAACCGGTCGACCTTGTGTTGGATTCGCGTGGGCAGTACGCGATGGATCTGGAGGTGGCCTAGATGCCCGCGCCAAAGCGCCCGGTTCTTCGCTACCACGGCGGCAAGTGGAAGCTGGCCCCGTGGATCATCTCCCACTTCCCGGAGCATCGGGTTTACGTCGAGCCGTTCGGTGGTGGAGCGAGCGTCCTGCTACGGAAGCCGCGGGCCTATGCCGAGGTCTACAACGATCTAGATGGCGAGATCGTCAACCTCTTCCGCGTCCTTCGGGATCCGGAAGAGTCGAAGAGGCTAAGGGCGATGGTGGAGCTGACGCCCTTCGCGCGAGACGAGTTCAGCGGCTCGTTCGACCCGACTGGCGACACGGTCGAACGAGCCCGTCGATTGCTGATCCGTGCCGCGATGGGGTTCGGCAATTCCGGGGCGACCGGATCCTCGCCGAGTTCGACCGGGTTTAGGCCGAACACCGGCTTTCGATCCAACTCCAACCGAGCCAACACGACGCCGGCGCACGACTGGCGAAACTACCCGGCAAACATTCCTGCGGTTGTCGACCGGCTCCGAGGGGTCGTTATCGAGAACCGCGATGCCGTGGCGGTTATGGCGCAGCACGATTCACCCGAAACGTTGCACTACTGCGACCCGCCCTATGTCCACTCCACCCGCAGCAAAGGAAATCCTCACTGCAACAAGCACAACTACCGCCACGAGATGACCGACGCGGACCACCAGCGCTTCGCGGAGGAGGTTCGGGCTCTCTCCGGAATGGTCGTCGTTAGCGGCTACCGCAGTGAGCTCTACGACGGTCTGTTCGGGCGCTGGGCCCGTGTCGACGTCGGCACCCATGCCGATGGCGCACGAGACCGGGTGGAGTCCCTTTGGCTTAGTCCCACGGTATCCGCGCGGATGCAACCGGCCCTGATGGAGGTGGCCTAAGTGAAGCGCTATAATCATCCCAGAGCCCGCCATACCGGAGGGTCTGAACCCTTGCGGTCAGGCACCGGAGCGGGCTCGTCCCTATTCCCCCAGCTTCTGCTGGACACCCACGACGAGCTAATCGTCGACCTGTTCGCAGGTGGTGGCGGAGCCAGTAGCGGCATCGAGCAGGCGCTCGGGCGGCAGGTGGACATCGCCATCAATCACGACGCGGCAGCGGTGTCGCTCCACCAGGCGAACCACCAACTGACCCGCCACCACGTCTCCGACGTGTTCGAGGTGGATCCGCGCGTGGTGACGGAAGGTCGCCCCGTCGGGTTCCTGTGGGCCAGCCCGGACTGCACCTTTCACAGCAAAGCGAGAGGCGGGAAGCCGATCAGGAGTAAGACGCGGAAGCGGCGGGCCCTCGCGTGGGTGGTCACCCGATGGGCGGGCCAGGTCCGACCGCGCGTGATCGTGCTGGAGAACGTCGAGGAGTTCGCCCAGTGGGGCCCGCTCGTCGGCAAGCCCGACGCCCTGCGGCCGTGCCCGAAGAGAAGGGGCCGCACGTTCAAGCGGTGGGTGAAGTCGTTGACCGACCTTGGCTACAAGGTCGAGTGGCGGGAGCTCCGTGCCTGTGATTACGGCACCCCCACGATCCGCAAGCGCCTGTTCCTGATCGCCCGTTGCGACGGCCAAGACATCGTGTGGCCAGAGCCGACGCACGGACCAGGCCGGAAGCAGCCGTACCGTACTGCCGCCGAGTGTATTGATTGGAGCATCCCCATGCTCTCGATCTTCGCTACCAAGGAAGAGGCGAAGGCGTGGGGCAAAGCACACGGGCAAGCGGCCCCCATCCGTCCTCTGGCGGCCAACACGGAACGGCGGATCGCCAGGGGCGTGAAGCGGTACGTGCTGGACAACCCCCGGCCGTACCTGGTCACGTTGAACCACGGCGGATCTTGGCAGCGGGCCTGGGACCTGGACGAGCCGATGCGGACCGTGACAAGCGCCCGCGACGCTCACGCTGTGGTTTCTCCGGTTGTGGTGCGATCCGGCCAGCAGGGCGGGAACGGGGCCTACTCGAACAGCCCCGCCGATCCGCTCACGACGATCACCACGAAGGCGGAGCACTCTATCGTCGCGCCGCTGATCGTCAAGAACAACCACGGCGACAAGCCGCACACCGCGATCGACGAGCCACTCCGTACGGTGGTGGCCGGGGGCACTCATCATGCGGTGGTCGCACCCTGCATGGTGCCCCGCTACGGCGAGCGCGACGGCCAAGTGCCTAGGGCCCGCTCCGTCGAGGATCCGATGCCCACGGTGGTCAACAGCGGCAACGGCGGGAGCCTGGTGGCGGCCAGCGTGTCCAGCTTCTACGGGGGACCGGGTGGCGACGGCCGCGGCATCGACCTGACGGAGCCGCTGCGGACCCAGGGGTGCGAGAACCGCTTTGGGCTGGTGTCGTCGTTCCTGGCTACTAACGCAGGAGGCTTCGCGGCGGATAACAGCGGCGACGGTCGTCCAGTCGAGGGACCGACCGCCACCATCACCGGCAAGGGGGCCAACCATAGCCTCGTCGGGGTTTCGCTCATCAAGCAGCGCGGCACCTCGACCGACGCCGATCCGCAGGACCCGCTGGACACGGTCAGCGCCGGCGGGATGCACCACGGCGTCGCGGCGGCATTCCTAGACCAGAACAACAACGGGTGGGACAATCGGGCTGGGCGGACGATGGAGGAACCGAACGGCACGGTATGCGCCCAGGGCTCGCGCCAGTCGGTGGTGGCAGCTCATATCCAGCGCGACTTCGGCCAGAGCGTAGGGAACGTGGCAGACGCGCCCATTGGGACCGTCACCGGTAACGGCCAAGGCAAAGCGGGACTCGTAGCCTCGTTCTTGTCCACCTACTACGGAACTGGCATTGGCCAGGAGGTCACCGACCCGTTGAGGACGGTGCCGACGATCGACAACTTCGGCTTCGTGACGGTGGCGATCGACGGGCAGACCTATGTGCTGGCCGACATCGCCATGCGGATGCTCCAGCCCAAGGAGCTCTACGCGGCACAGGGGTTCAGGCCGGGCTACATCATCGATCGCGGTGCCGATGGCCGGATGCTTACCAAGACGGAGCAGGTCCGCATGTGCGGCAATTCCGTCTGTCCTCCGGTGGCCGAGGCGCTCGTTCGCGCGAACGTGCCGGAGATGATCGCGCGGCCGGAGATCGTACGGAAGGCTAAGCCAGTCCGGCGGGAGGTGGCCCTTGCCTCCTGAGGAAGACCTGTTCGGCTCCACCATGCCTGAGAACCTGCCTCCCGCCGAGCGCAGGCCTCGGTCTACCGCGCCCGTAAAGAGCCTCGGCCAGAACCTTCAGGAGCTGGCCGAGAAGGGCGACCCCGAACTGAGCGTGGGAGGTGGAAGCGGCAAAGCGAAAAAGGCCAAGCCATCGGACTTCAACCGTCCGACCTACGACCTATGGCGAAAGCGCGGGTACTCGGTGAGCCGGTGCGACCAGTACAACGCCTACTCTGGCCGGTGGCACGACCTGTTCGGATTCCTGGACATGATCGCCGTGCGCGAAGGGGACGCCTGCGCCGTAGGTATCCAGCTCACTTCCCGCGCCGAAGTCCTCCCACACATCCGGGACATCGCTAAGGACGACAAGGCGAGAGCCCATCTGCGTAACTGGCTGGGCTGCGGCCAAAGGCTCGTGGTCATCGGCTGGAGCAAGGAGAACGGGCGCTGGAGCAGCGTGGAGCGCGAAGTCTACTGGCGCGACGTGGAGACCGTGCTTGCGGGAGGCAGGCTTAGTCTCGAACCACCGAGACCGCAACCCCAACGGAGCCTGTACGGCTCGAGGAAGCAATAGATGGCCAAGTTAGGCACGATCGACCACCCCAAGACGCTCGCCCTCGCGGACGCGCTGGACATCCCGCAGGCGTACGCCTACGGCATCCTGTGCGCCATCTGGGAGTTCACGGGGCGTTACGCCCCGGACGGAGCCCTTGGCCGCTTCGGGGACCGCGTCATCGCCGTCAACGCCGCCAAGTGCGACGTCAAGCCGGCCGTGCTGATCGCGGCCCTGGTCGAGTGCCGGTGGCTGGACGAAGTCGAGGGGGAAGCCGAGCCAGGCAAGCCCGCTCGCCTCTACGTCCACGACTGGCACGACCACTGCGAGAACTGGGTGCGGGCAAAGCTGGAGAAGGACGGCAAGGGCTTCTACGTGGGCGGCGCAGCGGTCAAAAGGACCCGCGGAAGACCCCCGAAAAAGCACCACGAGCCGGAGGAAAACCCGTCGGAAAATCAATTAGAAAATGATTTTCCACCCGTAATTCACCCCCCGGAAAACACGCCGAAAAATGAATTAAATCTGAATAAAATGCGTGAAAAAACGCCCGTAAAATCGGCGGAAAATAGGGCCCCCACGGGCGCGCGCGTTGCCATGCCTAGCCATGCCATGCCTTCCCATGCCCAGCCTTCCCTTTCCAAGCCAAGCGAAGCGAATTCCGGAGATTCGCAAGCGAACAAATTCGGCCCCGGACCGCCTACGGCGGGGAATTTGGCGCTGAAACCGGAGGCGAATCCGGATCCGAATCCCGTTCTTGAGCTCATCCAAGGCGGCGACGGGCGCAAACGGACCGGCGGCGTGGCCCTCGGAAACCGGCCACCTGCGGTGAACAACCTGGGCGAAACGGCAGAGCAGGAAGCCGAGCGGAAGCGGTCGGCGATTCTAGCGGCGAAAAGGGAGCGTGGATCGTGAGCGGTGACGCAACGGTGACCGGACAGACCCGGACGGCCCAACGCGCGCAGGAGAGTGCCAGCCATGCCTGACGATCGACAGCACGCCAACACGGGCAACCGTCATGCCGAGTTTTGGGAGCGGGACGACGTCCGTGGTGCCCGGAACGCGCTGGACGTGTGGGCGAACTGCAAGCACGCCAAGGCGGAGCAAGCGGACATCCCGACCCTCGAGCGCATCTTCGGGGTGCCCGCGCCGGAACTGCCAGCGTTCTGGGACGAGGTCCACAGCCAGTGGCGGGTCGACGAGCTGCACGTTCCCGGGGCGGCAAGAGGCACCCTACCCCCGCCCGTGATGTACGAGCTCTTCGTGGATCGGGTGCTCGCTTCGCGGTCGGCGGAGGCCTACGCCTTCCACATGGGCCTGCTGATGGCTCTCTACCCGCGCGTCGGACCGTACCAGCACACCGACTACGCCGACCGATCCGAGGACGAGGCCCTGCCCCTGCTGCTGCGCAACGTTCGTTTCAAAGGCCTTCAGCACGCGTTGCTCGGCAACCTCCGGCACCAGTCGACCGAGCGCCAACTGGACTCGCTGCTGGGCGGGATCCACCGCAGTCTGCTGGTCGAGATCGCATCCAAGGGCCGCACGCCGGCCGATGTCTTCGAGGCCCCGATCGTCGGCATCCGGGTGCCGGAGTCCTCGAAGCCGCTGGGCAAGCCCAGGGAAGGCCGGGATTACGAGTTCCGGGAAGTCGGGCAGCACCTGGCCATGTTCTTCATGGGCAGCGACCGGCCTTGGGACGAGGACGCTTGGCGGGCGGAAAGGGAGGCGAAAGCGAAGACACGGCCGCAGAAGCGGTCGGCGTAAGCCGAATAGCAAGTTACAAAAATTTCTCGGCGCGATTTTCTTGCGGCCTCCCGCGCAAAAGTTGTCTTTGTTGCTACCTGCAACGCAAAAGCGCGAGGGGCGGTTGGGGAAACCTCCGCGATTGTTGTACATTTAGCCCGGTCATCCCCTGCGCAGAGTGCGGAGGATGCCCTTAGAGGCCCCGGCGGGAGCGATCCCGGACCGGGGCCTCGTCGTTTTCGGGGTCCGTTCGCGGACTTCGTGGGGCGGCACCGACCCGTTCACCCTGGCCCGAGGCCGCAAGAGACGCGAGTGCGGTCCGTCCCGAACCTTCAGGAGCACCCATGCCCATTAAGCCCGCATCCCGTCCCCAGCAGTCCGAGGCCGTCACCCGCAAGGTGCTCAAGGCCAAGGGAGTGACCAAGCAGGTCGCCATCCTCGGCGTGCGCGGCTACTACGAGGACTCGATGGGCAAGCCTGCTCAGAACGATCGTGGCCAGTACGACGACGCGATCTTCGTTGTCGGCCCCGGCGGCGTCCACGTCGCGTTCAACGGCAACACCGACCCCAGCGTGTTCCGCAAGGGGATCGCCACCCTGAAGCCTGGCATCCACCCGTACAAGCGAGGGAACCACGGCATTAGTCGGCCCGGCGGCGGCTACCCTGCCCTTCGGCCCGCCACACCCGGCGAAAAGCTGCCGGTGACGCGCGACGGCCAGCCAGGAGAGCACTTCGGAATCGCCATCAACATCCACCGCGGCAGCAAGACGAGCACCAGCTCGGAAGGGTGCCAGACGATCCATCCGGACCAGTACACGGAGTTCATCACCCTGGTCACCAACCTCCTCACGGGCTACGGCCAGACGACCGTTCCCTACTGCCTCGTCACGATCGACGAACTGGAGCGACTGAGATGACTGCCAAGCCCTTCCCCGCCATCTGCGTGACCATCGCCGACCTTCTGCGCAACACCGGCGCGCCGACCTCCGCTCCGATCCAGCCGACCACGGCCAGCCCGAACTGCCATCTGTGCCGAGGGACGGAGACGGTGGCGACCCGCTGCGGGGCCATGCGCTGCCCGATCTGCTTCCCAGCGCGGAAGCGGCCGTGACCGCGTTCTATTTCCTGAGCCCTGCGGGCCTGTCCGTCGCCGTTCCCGCTCGCGATGCCGAGGAGGCCCAGCGGGTGCTCGATCTTGCCGGAGAAACGGAGCTCGTTCGAGACGAGCCCCGCGACAAGTTCCTCGGCCCCCAGGACCCGCGCTGGAGTCTGGAGGCCCCATGCCTATCGCCGAAGCCGCGCTCCTAGCGCTCCTTATCGCCCTTTTCGCTCTCCTGCTCGTGGCGGGCGCCCTTGGCCTCGTGCTGCTCTTTGCCTTCGCAGCTTCTCCGCCACCATGACCCTTTCCGAACAGCTCGCAATCGCGGCTATCCTGACCCCGCCCATAGTGGCCGGCGTCGTCTCCATCGTGAAACTCGGCACCAAGCACGAAAAGCACGACCAGCGGATCCAAGCGCTCGAAAAGGCAACGGCCGAGCACGAGCTGCAGATCGACGGCCTGCAGAAGATGGACGGCCGCCTAATCCGCATCGAGACCCTCTTGGAGCAATTGCTCAAGAGCCTGCCCTTCTTTGCCTCCCGGAGCGAAAAATGAAGCCTAAAGCCCCCTTCGACTTCGCCCTCGCCTTCAACCGCTACGCGGTGGGAGCCCTGACCGGCGTCGCCGGCGCCATCGTGGCGGGAAAGACCGACCTCAAAGAGATCGGCACTATCGCGCTGTCCAGCTTCGCCGCCGCCGTGCTGATCGACCTCAACGCCTGGAGCCGGGCGAACTGCCCGCAGCCAGGGGAGCCACCTACCCCGTAGACATGGAAGCCTTCGACCTCGACGCCCGCCCCGAGCGATGGGGCTGCTGCGAATGCGACTGGATCGGCGACGAGCCCCGGCGGCTCCCAATCCTCGAGGGCGATCGCGTCTGCTGCCCGACGTGCGGCTGCGACGACGTGGCCGACTTCTAACGACTTCCCTGCCCGGAAGCGGAATGAGGGGAACGCGGCGCCGCAGCGCGAACCACTGCGGCACACCAATTGCGGAAGGGGGCTCCCTGCACGGTTGGCAACCGTGTCGTGAAACGGTGAGCCCGACCTAGCCACTCCGGCAAGATACGCAGAGCCCCCTCCTGCACCACCGATAGGAACCCACCATGACCGAGACCGAACCACTGACCCCCAAGGAGCAAAGGTTCTGCGAGCTCTTCGCGACCCCCGACGAGCGGGGCCGCAACCGCACCGCCGCCGAGGCGTACGGTCTGGCCTACGACAGCGAGAACCGCGACCTCTGGAGGCGGCGGGCGTACGAGCTCCGTCAGAAGCCTCGGATCAAGGCGGAGATCGAGCGGATCCAGACGGAAGTCGCGGAGGAGCTCGAAGAGCGCGTACGCGGCGGGATCGCTAAGAAAGCGAACCGACTCCTCGCCAAGCAGAGGCGGCACGACCTCCTGGTCGACCTGCTGGAGGCCCGGCAAGCTGGGCTGCCCGAGATCCGGCGGCGGATCGAGAACCTGGAGAACGAGCTCCTCAACACGGACGACGAGGCAAAGCAGGCGGCGATCGAGCTGCAGCTCAACGGGCTCTACTCTCAGATCGGAATCGGCGAGGAGACCGGCCTTCTGGCGCGGGACGTCAAGGGCGTCTGCGAGACCAAGGTCGACGTGTTCCGCCTCGACAAGCCGCTCTTGGATGCCCTGAACGACCTTGAGAACGACGTCGCCAAGGAACTCGGGCAGCTCGCTACGAAGATCGACGTGAGCATGCTCGACGATGCAACCATCCTCAGACTCCTTGATTCAGCGCCTAAGAGAGGAGGCTGAAAGGCGCGGGCTCCTCCCTCCGCGCGACCCACCACCGCTTTGGCCGGACGAGTACTGCAGGCCCGACGCCCGATCGGCCTGGTCGTTCGTCGTCCAGCTCCGGACCTGGAACGAGGCAGAAAGCGCAACCCAGCCGTTTCCCGACCGCCGCTACCTTCGCCGCATTGCCCGCGAGTGGGTCCGGTGCTGGCGCAAGGGCCAGCCGATCTTGATCGAGAAGTCGCGCCGCCTCGTCACCTCGTGGCTGCTCCGGGCGCTCGAGTTGTGGGTGCTAGGGCTCAAGAGAGGGGACGGCGTCATCGTCCACCGCACCCACTCCGACGCCGCCGAGCACGTCTGGCGCATCTGGCACCTGTACGACGACCTCAGGAAGCGGAACCCTGACTGGGGACTGCTCAAGCCCACGCCCTACGGCTCGCTCGCGGACAAGCAGCTCGACTCGGTCGTGCTGCCCAACGGCTCGCGGGTTGAGAAGCACTTTGAAAAGCCCGAGGGGCTACAGGGCTCCGGTTACACGTTCGTGACGATGGAGGAGATCAGCCTCTACCGGCGGCCGGGATCGATCTGGGCCCAGGCACGGTTCGTAACGCAGGCTTCGGCCGGTTCGCGGAACGGCCTGATCGTCGGCGTCACGAACTCCAGTCCGAACACGGACTACCAGGAACTCAAATGCAAGGCTTCGCCGCGGAGACTCTTGGGAATGGAGTGAGATTCCTTGCCGTCCACTACTCCGCCGACCCTGAGAAGGGGCCGGAGTGGGTGGCCGAGCAACGCGTCGGCGTGCCCGTCAACGATTGGGACCGCCAGATGGAGATGCGGGAGGACGTGTACGACGGCAAGCCTGTGTACGCCGACTTCATCCCCGGATTCCACGACCGAACCGGCCTAAGGGTGCTCCCCGGCAGCAAGGACTTCGGCGGCTGGGACTGCGGCGCGACCCTCATCCCGGCGTACGTCCACCTGCAGTTGACGGAGGAAAAGCAGGTGCAGGCCGTCCTCGAGGAGGTCTCCCTCGGAGAGGACGCGATGGAGACGTTCGCCCCTAAGGTGGCCGAAGCGCTCCGGGAACTCATCCCCGAGCGGATGGGCGACGTGGAGCACTGGGCCGATGCCACCGTCACCCAGCGGAGCGGCACTCGCAAGGAGTCGGCGGCCCAGGTGGCACAGGAGCACGGCTTCGACCTCTACGCGAGCTCCAACGTGTGGGCGCCGCGTTGGTCGGCGGTCACATGGCTGCTAACCGACCGCCTCCCCAACGGCGAACCCCGGTTCGTGATCGACCGGGAGAAGTGCCCGATCCTCTACGAAGGCTTCAAGGGGGCCTACAAGTTCCAGGAGAGCCCGCGAGGCGACTCCACCGGCCCCGGAATGATCCTGGGAATGCCGCTCAAGAACGGCTTCTCCCACGTGCACGACGCGCTCCAGTACCCCGCGATGAGGATCAGGAGGTTGATCGAGGGCGACGTGACGGCAACGGCCTCCACGTCCACGACGACCATGGCCAGGTCCCCTGCGGCCGCCGCCCCCAGCTACGACGCCCAAGGGCGCTTCATCCCGCCCCCGCGAAAGCGCCGCTAACCCACCATGAACAGTCGAAAGCAACAGACGAGAAGGGCGTACCTCGCGACGGACTCGGGTCTTGAAACTTTCCGCCCGGCACGCCACGTCAAGCCGGCGGGGATCGTCAAGAAGGCCCTCCGCTCCCTCGCCCGGGCGCTCCGGTGGGTGGATCCCTCGCGGACCACGGAGCAAGGCTCGGCCGGTGCCGCCAGTCCCTCCACCTACGCCTACTCGCTCCTTGCGCAACGCTACGAGCGGAGGCAACTGATCGAGGACTGCCGCCTGATGGTCTTCGACGACCCCCGGGCACGGCGGTCGACGCAGATGTTCGCCCGCGAGGCAGTCCGGGGCGGCTGCACCGTGCAGGTGTCGCAGGGAGCCCCTAGGCGGCTGGCCCAGCGGGCGCAGGCGATCGCGGACGAGGTGGTGGCGCTTGCCAATCCCAAGCTCTTCTCTTGGGCGTGGATGCTCGTGGTCGAGGGCGACCTGTTCGTGCAGGCGGTGGTGTCCGGCGATCGCGTCACGAACGCCAAGCGCATGCCTGCCGTCTCGATCGAGCGGCTGACCGACGACACCGACGAGTTTCAAGACCCGGCGCGTGCCTTCGAGCAGATCGACATCGCCAGCAACGAGACGGTCACCGAGTTTCCGCTGCTGCTGATGCACCACGCGCGGTGGAACTACGTCGACGGCGAACGTTACGGCACGCCCGAAGTAGTGGCCGGTCGCCGAATGCGGGAAAAACTCGAACTCCAGGAGGAGTCCCAGAGCATCCGCCGTATGGTCCGCGCCGCCATCACCCGCCTCTGGAGCGTCGGCGACAAGGACAACCCCGGAAAGGCCACCGAAGTCGACCAGTTCAAGGCCGACAACGGCTTTGCCGAGGGGAGGCGCGAGGTCTACGATCCCACCGAGGTCGCCCGCGATTTGTTCGGCAACGGTCTCGTGACCTGCCAGACCCTGGACGGCGACCCGCACATCCACGAGGTCGACGACCTCAAGTACCTCCAGAACGTCTACGCATCGGCCGCTCTGCCGACTCCCCCGCCCCTGTTCAACCTGGACGCCGAGTCCGTCAACCGCGACGTGCTGGACGACCTCCGGACGGAGTGGCTCAAGCAGACGCAGGTGCTCACCGGTGAGATGGCCGCCTTGGTGCGCTGGCTCGTGGAGGTCGCGCTCTTGCTGGACGGCATCCTGCCCGAGACGGTGCCGTTCGAGGTGCGGTTCTCCGATAGCTCGATCGAGAAGCCGTCCGAGGTCGTGGGGCGGGTGCTGGACATCCGCCGCGACCGCCTGATCTCCCGCCGCAAGGCGGTGCAGCTCCTAGCCGAGTACATCGGCGTGACCGACGTCGATGCCGAGATCGCGGCTATCGAGGCGGAAGAGAGTGCCGCTCGGGCAGAGGAGCCAGACGAGGCGACGAATCCCAAGAAGCCCCTCGATCGCAACGGCCGCCCCAAGCGCGACTCCGTTTCCATCCTGAACCGCCGTTAGGCACCGCGCAGAGGAATCCCCAACCTATGAAGAAGACAAAGCCGCAGGCGGATACGCCCGCAACAGACTCCATCGTCGACGCGTCCGCTGCCAGGGGGTCCACCGGGCCTCAAGAGCTCGCGCCAGAAACAGCCGCTACTCCTGCAACGTCGGATCCCGCGAGTGCCGACGTGCCCGCTCTTGGAGCGAACGAGCCAGGTACTGCCGACGACCCTTCCGGTGACCAGCCCGCAGACGGCGAGGACCTGGCCACCGAGGCCGCTACGGACGACCCAGGTGCAGCGGGATCAGGCGACCCTGAACCCGACGGCCAAGTAGGGGACCTTGTCACCTATTGGGTAGCTGGGACGACTCAGGTTGGAGACGCCGTCGAACTGGTCGATCCGGAGGGATGGTTCTCCGCGCGAGTGGAGAGGGACGGCTCGGCCACCCTTACCGTTTACGCCAACACGCCGGTCCAGAACCGTTGGGGTGGCATGCGCGACGCGGAGGACCGGACTTTCCGCATCCCCAACCTCGACGACTACGCCCTTCGCGTTTGCGCTCTCCGCTGCGACGCCTTCGACGGCTTTTGCGACAGTGCTGGAAAGCATGGCGCACCCCTCCCCGGCTGGGGCGAGTTCGCCCAGGCTGTCGAGGCTTTGACCCAGGAGGAAGCCATTGCGCAGGACCCTGAGTAGCCTGGCGCTGGCAGCGGGCATCGCGGCCCTTGCCGCCGACGCGCTGGTCGCTCCCCTCGCCCAAGGCGGCGTCTACATGGTCCCGCCGGAGCTCCTGATCACCGACCCGGAGCTCCAGGTCCGGGACGACCGCCGTTCGGACCTCTACCTCTCGGGCAGCCTGCCCGACGAGGAAGTCCAACTCTACGACGTCGACAAGGGCGGCGCCCTTGTGGCCTGGCTCAGGTCCTGGGGCAGCCTCTACGTGGTCGACGGCCACCGACGCCGGGCGCTGGCGATCCTCGCCACCAACTTCGTCTCTTCCAAGCTTGGGGGCGAGTCCGGGGACCAGGTGCCGGTTCGGCGCGAGGTCCCGGTCCGGGTGCTGCTCGAGTCGGACGGCTGGAGCCGCGAACTCGTGGTCAGGCAAGCAAGGCGGCTTAACGGGATCCCGGAAGTCGCGGGAGACTCGTGCGCCGAAGCCCTTGCCGCCGACGGCTTCGAGATCCTGGCCAGTGACGGCGTCACCGGCGGCATCATGCGGGTGCGCCAGAAGGCGACTCGGGCCGACAGCCGTAACAAGAACCGGCGCGTCTACCCGCGCGACGTGCTCCAGGCGGCGATCGACGCCGCACGCCCCTTAGCCAGGGGCGGAGGCATGCTCTGCGAGTACCGCCACCCAGACGTGGCGGTGGTCAAGGGTGAGGAGCGGTTCGTCGACAACCCCGATCGTAAGAGCGCGCGGGTGGACGACATCTCCGACGTCGGAGCGGACGGCTGGGTCTACGTGACCCGCACGATCCTCGACACCCCGGAGGGGCGGCGCCTGAAGGCTCGGTTCGACGCCAAGAACCCGCCCGGAATCAGCACCCGCTTCAAGGTCCGCACCCGCCCCGGCAAGGTAGCGGGCGATTCCGTCCAGGTCGCCACCTCCATGGCGATCTACACCTGGGACGACGTGGAAGACCCGGCCGTGGACGGCGCCGGATCGTTCGAACTTCTCACCGACAGCGTGCTCCGGCGAATCCACGAAGCCGATGGCACCGATGGGCGCGATCCCGCGCAAGGAAACCAGACACCCCGAATGAAAGAAACCATCCTCAAGAAGCGCACCGCCCTGCTCGCGCTCATCGCCGCCTCTGCCGCCGTCGACGCCGTCGCTGGTGCCCGCAAGGCTTACCACGACGCCATCGAGGGAGCCTCCAGCCTCGGAATCGACGCTACGGAACTGCAGGACCTGCGCGTCCAGGCCGCCAAGGACGACGCCGAGATGGTGTCCGCCGGCTACCGACCCGGCGCTCCCGCTCCGACATTCGTCGATCCGAAGCAGGGTGAGCCCGGCTACGCGCCCGACACCGAGGCCAACAACAATCCGGCACCCCGCGACCCTACCCCGCACGACCTGAGGGCAGACGACGTCTCGACCGTCGTGAAGATGGCTCAGCGGGAGCGCGAGCGTGAGGCCCGAGAGAAGCTCACGAACGAGATCCGGACGAAGCTCGAGTCCGACGGAGTCCAGGCGAAGCTCAGCGGCCTGCCGGAGTCGCTCCGGGAGAAGGTCCGCGACCACGTGCTGCAGATCGCAAGCGACGCCGCCGGAGTAGACGCCCTTGTCGATGGACAGGTGGAGATCTTGGGCAAGGCGCTGGCCGACGAGCGGCTCCGTAACGGTGGTGTCGCTCGCGGAGCCACCACAGAGGACCCGGCGACTCCGGGTGGCGCTCGCGTCAAGACGGGGGCCAAACCCTGGATGGAGAACGTCGACCGGCTCAACGCGGCCGCCGACGACATGCTTCGGGCCAGCGGCGCCATCGACCCTTCCGACCCCGAGGTGAAGCGCCTGCGCGCCCACAACGAGGAGGCGTTCCTGAACCCGCTCATGGAGGGCATCGCCCGCAGCGCCGGGTGCGACTCCACCGAGCGCTGGGTCGCCGAGAACGACGCGTTCTTCGGCCCAGAGGGCCAGCAGGCGGTCACCGACTCTCTGAAGGCCGCGGGCGACGCCACCACCACGGCGAACATGCTCAACCAGCCGACGATCGCGATGTTCGTGCTGTACCAGCGCTTCTGGGACAGCCAGGCGATCCAGTACGTGGCGCCCTTCGGACCTGGCTCCGAGTCGGCGAGCTGGGAGCAGTTCCAGGAACCGATCGGAAGCGTGATGCGCGTGCCGGTGGAGACCTACACCGGTCCTGGCGGCTACGGCGCTTCCAGCCAGTACTACGACGCCGGCCTGCTGACCCCGGAGAACACTGGAATCGACGAAGCCTCGCTCGGTCTGACGTGGCTGCCCTTCGCCGCCCAGTGGCGACGCATCGCGATCAACCCCACCCGGGACTTGATCAAGGCCATGGGCAACGGTCCCGCGAACATCGCGGCGGTGGCGCGGATGCTCATGCACTCCTCGCGGGACGCTGGGCGCCGGATCGACCGGGCGCTGCTCAACGAGATGGTGCTGATCGCCGACGAGTACGGTGCGGCGTCGGTGGCGGGCGAGAGCTACACCACCGGCAACAACCAGCTCCCGAACCAGTCGGTGTTCGGCGCGGGCTCCATCAGCGTCAACCTCAACCCTACGAAGGTGGCGAGCGCGGCGATCGCGGCGACGGACCCGCAGGTGAAGTACGGCGCCAACGTCTTGGCCGCACTCCGGCTCCGAACGGGCCAGGCAGGAACGGCGAACCCGTACTTCGGCCACGTCGACTCCCAGGGGATTGCCTGGGGCTCGGTACCGCTCGTCCGCCCGCGAACGGTGGTCGACCTGGTCGGAGGCGTGGCCACCGCTACGACGAAGAACGCGCTCACCGTCACCGCCCCCGCGGCTATGGTCGAGGGATACCTGGACGACAACCTCCAGATCCAAGCCAAGCCGGGAGCGCCCAACCCCACCTTCGCGGTGGACTGGGAGCGCGGCGTGATCGTATTCAACGCCGCCGCCGGACTGGCGGGAGGCGGGGGCGTCGTCACCACGACGATCACCCTGAGCTACTCGTACGCGACGAACTTCGACGTGTTCAACCTCTCGAACCCGACCCTCGCGGCGGGCCAGACGTACGAGATGTACCTGTCGTCCCTCCTGCGGCAGATCGACCAAACGGCGGCGTACATGGGTTCTTACCCACGCTACATGGCCCCGAACCTGGGGCTGATGTCCCTCAACGCGGCCGCGAAGGTGACGTCGGCGCAGACCTTCTTCCAGTGGGCCAGCCCCAAGGGAACGGAGTTGTACCCGACGCCCTCGTACTTCGCGAGCCGCAACGGCATCAACCACGCGCGGCTCAACGCGCCGTGGTTCGCGGGGGACAACCGCATCCTGCTGACGCGAAAGGGCTCGACCCGGTACGGGATCGACACGCCATGGGAGGTCAAGGGGCCGTTCCCTAAGTACGAGCCCGTCACCGGCAAGATCGTGGCCTCCGAGGTCTACTACGGCCAGGAGAACAGCGCGATCGGAACGCCTCAGGTCCAGGACCTGGCGGGCACGGTGATCAACCCCGTGGGCCGCACCATCCTGCTCAAGTAAGGGCGGCAATCGAAGGGCCTTCTGGGAGGAAGGCCCTTCGCACTCTCTTGGATTCCTTTACCGTATGGACACCAACCGCTTCGACGAAGACCTCGGCTCCGCACTCAAGGACCCTGCCGGCCAGGTGTGGACGTCGGGGGAGCGGACCTCGGCGATGCTTCGGGCGGTGCGCGAGTACTCCCGCTACGTTCCCGCCCTTCGTCGCATGGGCGAGGCCGTCCTTTGCCGGGCGCTGGAAGCGGGCGCGACGCAGGCGAAGCTTCTGGGCGGTCCCCTCGCGGTGGGCCAGAGCCTGACGATCGATGCGCTGGGCCGGGCGGAAACCCGGACGATCCTCGATGTGGCTCCGGTGCCGCTCGGCGGCGAAGACGGACCGGCGGTGCTGGTGACCCTGAGCTCCGCCTTGGCTTTCGGCCACTCCACCGGCGTCCACTGCGTCCGCGACCCGCTGGGCCTGGCGCTGGAGGTGGACGCAAACGCTTACGCGCTCCCTTGCGACATGGTGAGGCCCGAGCAGGAGAGCTTCGACCTCGCGGTAGGAGCCCGGGGGAGCGTCCGGAAGGGGTCCGGGTTCTACGACGCCGTCTACACGAACTCTGCCCGCTACAGCGGAGCGGGATCGGGTTACCGCCAGAACTACGGAGGGGGCTGGCACTCGCGCATCGGCCCGGGTGGAGTGATCCCTCAGCCTCTTGGCGAGACGGTCTACCGGTTCCACCTCGACGGAATCCCCCGCCTAAGCGTCGTCCCGACCCCGACCGCAGCGCGGACCCTCGATTTCTTCTACTACGGGCAGCACCTTCCCGAGACGGTCCCGGACCACGAGTCGGAGACGTTGCTGCTCTACGCGCTCTACTCCGCCCTCTCCGCCAAGGCAGCCGAACGGGCGCGGGCGCTGAGCGGTTCGGAAAAGGACAGCGTCCGGAGCCCCCACCTCAACGCCAAGACCCTCCAGGACCTGGCGGAATCGGCGCTAAAGCAGTGGGACCTGCGGATTAGGCACCGGCCCTACGCCACCACGGGATGACCATGCTCGACGACTGGCAGATCGACAACTACAACGACCGCTTCAGCGTGTTCCGGCAGGACGAGCGGGACCGCGACCAGGACGGCGAGCCGCTCGGGGTGCGGATGGTCGAAGGGGCTCAGTACCAAATGTGCAAGCTCTACACGACCTCGCAGTTCGACTCTCCGGGAGCGGTGGCCCAGAGCAACCGCGACAACCTGCAGACGTCCGACTCCCTTCGATGCGCTATCGAGGTGGAAGTGCGAGCCGAGGACCTGGTGAGGATCGACGCCGGGCCCGACGGCAGCGAGTGGTACACGGTCGCGGGCTCTCCTTTACGGCGGCGCGACTTCTCCGCCTTCGCCGAAGTTTTCCTTCAGACCACGAACCCGCCGACCGTGCTGGTCGGCTATTGGGACGCATAGAACACCATGAAACTCAAAGTAATCAGCAAGGGCCTCGGCAAGAATCTCCGGTTCGAAAATGCGGAGACTGGCGAAGAAATCCAGATCGACGGAGTGGAGCGAGTCGATTGGAGTCAGGACCGGGGGCCCGCGCGACTCGTGGTGACCCTGCTCGAGTTCGAGATCCAGGCCGAGGGGCCGTTCAAGACCCGCCGCCCGCCGATGGAGCCAGAAGGCGCGCAGGATGCCTGACTTCTTCCCCTCCTTCCTCGACGAGCTCTTCGCCATCGTCGCCACCGTCTGGCCCGAGATCGTGGTGCCGGGGACGCCGGATCCTGATAATCCGGATCGGTTCCTGAAGCCAACCTGCCACACGGACCTCCAAGCTTTACGCATCTCGCTAGTGGAGTACTCGAAGGACGGAATCGCTGGCAAGGGGCGGCCCGCGCCGCCTTACGCATTCATCCAGATCGGGGACTTTGTGCCGGACGAATCCTGGGGAGCGACTAACAGCAACCTTCGCCGCGCTCCGATCAGCGTGCACTACGTCGATGTCGAAGCCACTGGCCAGAAGGCGCTCAACGCAAAGGCGTTCGCTTTACAGCAGCACGTCGACGGTGGCCTTGGCTTCTCGACGTTTCAGAGCATCGAAGAAGGCCAAACCGATTCCAGCGGGTCCAACCGCGTCAACCAGGCGTTAGCCGCTGAATCGAAGGTGAAGCTGCTCTGCGCCAGTGTTCATTGGGAACCGGGACTGCTCGTGGGAGGAACCGGCTGATGGACGACCTCGACCGATTCGAGCGAGACCTAGTGAGAAGGGTGCAGCGTGGGGAGCAAAAGAGCGCCAGGGAAGGAGTCCAGTTCGCCAAGACCCGCAGCCAAGGCCCACTGACTTACTCGGACTTGCGCAAACGGGATCACCCCTTTGCCGTTCGCCATGGGACGCCAACGGCCGAGCCTGCAGTCATCAACCGCCACAGCGGTGTATTCGAGCGGTCGTGGCGACTCAAGCCGCAGCCGTCCGGTGCCGCCCCCGTCATCGAGAACATCGCTTCCTACGCTCCGTACCTGGAGCACGGAACGCAGTCCATGTTCCGCCGCCCGATCGACCAAAGCATTCAGGCGTTCCTGACAAGGGTCCGACCAAGGAACATCGAATCCGAGCTATCGAAGCTAGAGCCACCCCAATGAAGATCAAGGAAACCCAACTGACCCCACCCGCCGGATTCAACAACGTCCAGCGGACGATTTGCCGAGTGATCGAGGTCGAGGAAGCGCCGCCCGGTGCCACCATCGTCCCCGACGAGACCCCCCTGCACGACTGGCAGGACGAGGAGGCGTAAGTGGCCGACGGAATCAAGAACTTCACCATTGGAAAGGACCTCTACGCGGTCAAGGTCTCGCCCTTGACCATCGCGGCCAACGGCGCGATCACCGTTGGCGCCGCACGAAGCCTCAAGGGCTACATCGACTCGGTGCGGATGAGGATTTTCAAGGCGACTGACAAGATCATGTCCGTCGATACCAACCAGGCCAATACGGTCTCCCTCTACAGCGATTACCAGCTCGTACTGTCTGAGAAAAAGCGCCGCCGATCGACCTCCGGATCTGGACCTATTGCGGGAAGTACCACTGGGGACGGCACCGGCTCCATCCTGCCGATGATCGCAGCCAACTTCTCTGCGGTTCGAGTTGAGTTCACCCAATGCACCGTCAACGGAGTCGCCAGCACGGGAGAGACCTACGTCTGCTATGGCGAGTGGACGGACTTCGACGACGGCACCAGCGGTCAGGGCGGCCAAGTGTGCACCCTGACCATCGAGCCGATCGACCTCACGGGGCTGGGTGGATCTACCTCCTCGGTCGTCTTGGACACCACTAGCTCGGGAGCAGCCTCTTAATGCCGAAGGTCGACGTCGACACACTGAAAAGGCCCCGTCCAGTTACCAAGCAGTTCCGCTTTACCGATCCGTCGAATCCTGGCGTCGAGATCGAGCTGAACCTGCGGCCGCTGGACCCGATCGAGGACGAGAAGGCTCTGGAGTACGCCAACCAGCTCTCGAGGCGGTGGCTGACGGGTGGGTTCTTCTGGGAAGACCGTCAAGAGTGGCGGAAGGACCCGATTCCGTTGCACGCTCAGGACGGCGTACCGATCGCCGTAAACGAACGCGCCCTCACGATAGTCGCGAGACTGGAGAAGATGCAGGGTGAGCCACTGCCCGAGGACGCCTACACCGCCGAGGAGTTCTTGCGGATCGCGGTCAGCATGCCCGAAGCCTGGAGCGGCATCCAGGCGGCGTACTGGAGTCTCCTCAGTGGCGAAGAGGGCTGGCAGGGAAAAGGTTCGAGGGAGCCTTCGGCGTAGCGGTCAGGGCGGCCCTCGAGCTGAACCAACCGCATCCGGAGGTAACCCTCTCCACCCTTTCCCACCTGCGCTACATCGCCACTTGCCTTCGGTCTCTCGCATCGAAGGCAGGCGACGACCCTGGCCCGCTCCCCTACCCCATCGGCGACGCCTTCACCGCCGACTACATCGCTCTCACGGAGCCGTACGACTCCGGTGATGAGGAAGTCGACTCTTCCGGCAACGGACTAGCCGAAGCTCTTGAGATTGGAATCGTGTTCTGATGGCTTACGAGATCACCCTGGACCTGAACATCGCCCCCGTCCGAATGAAGGTCTCGGAGGTGAAGCAAAGCATTGGCTCCCTCGAAAAGGAGGCTACCGGTGTAGCCCAGCGGGCCAAGGACCAGGCTCAAAAGGAGAAAGCAGAAGAGCGAGCGCGACGGGTCGAGGAGAAGCGCGCAGCCCAGGAAGAGCGTCGCCAGGCGCGGGAATCCCGGGAGGCTGCCAAAGAGGAACAACGAATCCAGAAGCAGCGCGAGCGGGAAGACGTTCGCGCGAAACGTGAGGAGGATCGGAGACGAAATCAAGACGGGGGGTTCAACTACATCGCCGGGGCTAACGCCCAGGTCGCAAAGGCTGAGCAAGGCCTGCTTATGGCCCAACTGGCGAACGATCCGGCGAAGATTCGAGACGCACAGGTGGCTCTCGAGCGCGCCCGTGCTCGCCAAGCGCGCGACGAGAAGTTCATGGACGGTCCCCAGGAGAAGACCCAGCAGGAAAAGATCATGGAGGCTCTGATGAGCTCGCGGATCGGTCGAAATGGCCAGCTCTACCCGCTCGTTGGGAAGCTCCACGCGGCTGGCCTTGCGAACGCTGACGAACTCAAGGGCAAACTGACCGACTTCGGCTTGGACCCCGGGAAAGCCGCAAGGCTCGCCCCAATGGTCGCTTCCGTAGCCAGTGCGGCGATGCCATTGCTCTTGGCCGGCGGTGCAGCGGTAGCGGCTGGTGCTGCCGCCTACAAGATCGCTGAGGTAGGGGTTGCCTCGATGCGGGCGGGTGCGTCCGCGTACTGGGCTGGAGGAGGCACACCGGGCGAAACCGGCCAGGCGATGGCGATCGGCCGCTTTCTCGGAGTCGATCCTGCGCAAAGGGCGCTGGAGTTAGCAGAACGCCTCAACCAGGGAAGCTACGGCTCCGCCTACATGAGAAGTAGAGGCATCACCGACTTTGGTGGACGGACGATCGACAAGACGAAGAACTACCTGCGGTCGATCGACGAACTCTACAAGATCAAGGACGACGATCAAGCGATCCGGGTGGCCCGAGACATCGGCATGGAGCGAGAGCTCTGGATGCGCGACCTCAGCCCTGGCACCAAGGACCGCTTGACTCGAAGCATGGGCGATGCCGGATCAAAGTCAGAGCGCCGTGCTGCAGCCGAGTACGAAGCCGAAAAGACGATGCTGTCCTCCGATTGGGACAAGTTCGTCCGGTTCGCCAGCCGACCGTTTGTGGCGGGCGCGGGCACTGTAATGCGGACGGTGAACAGCATGGAGGCAACCGACTGGGCTCAGGCTTTGAACCCGGGCACCTGGATGAGGAAGGGGTCGCAGGCCATCGGAGAGAGACTTGTCGGCGGCTCGGCACCCTCGAAGGAACTGAAGGAAGCCGCGAAGGAACTGAAGGATGCAGGACGCACCCTGAAGAGCGGCCCGGAGATGATCGGCGGCGGCTCACGTACAAGAGGCGCAGTGCCTGCGGGTTGGCGCTACGCGATGATGGAAGACGCCCTTAGTGGGCAAGCCCAGATGATGGGAGCTTTCTAGGCACCGACTAATCTCACACTCCTCCGCAGCACCGTGCCAGTTTCAGGGCGCGGTGCTTCGTCGCGTCACCAAGGGACAAATATGAGCGTCACCCCAGGAAGAAAAACAGTCGTCACCATCGACGCCCCGACGCACTCGACGGTCGAGCCACGCTACTACCTCGAAGTCGAGGACGAGATGATCAGCGCGGGAGGCCCGGACTTTGCCGATCACGTGGAGCTGATCCCGACCATCGGATGGCGGCTCGCGAGCTACCAACGAGTCGCCAGCGAGAAGCACGAAAAGAGCGTGGCGGACGCCTCTGCGATCACGCCGTCCAACGGCAACGCGACGGTGGCCACCGGTCTGCTCGAGGTAAGCGTTCAACGCGCAAATACCGAGTTGACGGGCGTGGCCCTCGGCTCCCAGCGGGCAGCAGGGGACAAGCACCTCCAGAAGAACGTCGCGGCCGGTGCCACCTTCGCCGCTGAGCTTGCTGACGGGGCCGCCTTCACGAAACCGGACTCGGCAAACGATACCGTGCCCCTAGACAGGGTGCTGGTCTCCAAGGAGATCCACGAGCCGTATCAGACCATCACGGTCACCCTCTATCCCATGCCCGCGAACGGGCTGAAGACGGTACAGCGGATCATCCGTATCTACTTCAGCGGCATCCCCGGTTCGACGGCGACGGACACGGCGGCCAAGAAGGGTGTAGGAGCCTATTCCTTAGCCCTTTCCGGGGATGGAACGGCTGAGCTGTACGAGCGCCTCAAGGACAACACGTGGCGGTTCCGTAAGCTCTTCCAGTGGGCAGCGCCCTCGGACGTCGCCGGTAAGGCCCATACGATCACGATCGCGTCGGACGCAACCAAAGAGGGTGGGAAGTGGGTCGGCTCGAAGATCATGTTCGAGTTCGGGTCGGTCGGCAACGCCCTGGAGGCTGCTGTTCGAGGCATTACCTCGTTCGCCACCGGGCCGCGGTGGCAGTACTACCACGTCCCTCAGTTCGACAAGTCGATCGCGCCGACCCTCCAGCCCATCCGCGCCGATGTTCGCCGAGACGTCCGAGCGATCTTCCAGTTCCACGTTGCTCGCTATTTCCCCAGCGGCACACTCAAGAGTGGAAACTTTGGGCTGGCCCACCCTCCCACTGGCGACGAGCCGATCAGGCTTGAGTACTACGGCGACATCCCTGAGGGCACCAGTGTAGATTGCGCGCTCTACGATGCGGATGGTACAGCGCTCGTCCTTGATGACTCCCCAACCGTGGCCACCCTAACTTCGGGAGCACGATCGTTCCTCCCTGTTACGCGGCATCGCTTCTTCTACGCGGTCTTCACGTTGCACGCAAGTGCCGACGGAAAGAAGACACCCACGGTCCATCGGATGCGGGTCATTCGGCACGCTACCCTCAAAGCGTACACGCCGGAGCCGGTCGTGCCGATCCGCGTGACGGGGCTCTCGTTCACCGGAGCGGGTCCCGACCCGATGACTGAATCGGGCCTGATCGCGATCGAGGACTTGGAGGGGTCGCTCACGTCTCTTCGCACCCGGGGAAAGCAGCCCGTTCGCGTTGAGGTCCGGTACGATCCAGCCGACCCGACGAAGGTTTCACGCCTGTTCCAAGGCTACGCGGTGACGACCCGCGGCAAGCGCAAGGGCAGCGCACGGACGGAGGACGTGGGGGGATCGTTTATGCGCCCCCGCCAGTTCCCTTCCGCCAACTGGCGGGAGTTCACCGTGCGATGTGCGGGCGAGTGGGCGAAGCTGGCCAGGATGCAGGCCCCGGCGCTGATCGCGTTCAACAACGATCCGGCGCTCGCGAAACCGACACCCTACAAGGTGACGGACGTCGTTAGGAGGCTTCTTTGGGACGCGGGATACCCGGAGGAGATGGTCGATGTGCCGGACATGCCGATTCGGTTCTTTTCCGACGGCAAGACTTCGCTGCTCGTTGAACAATACACCGAACTTGGGCCTCTTATCGTCCAGCTAGTACGGGACTACCTCGGCGGCTACCTGATCTTCGACCAGAACGTGGGCGACTTCGGTGCGTGGCGTGTTAAGCTCGCTCCCCGCCCACCCTATCGGAACCTGGCAGAGTTCGTGACCGATAGGACCTGGACCGCCCCGGGCCTGCGACAGGGTATGAACCTCAACGCTTACGATCCAACGACGGACGCGGGCGGCCAGGTCGTGAAGCGGGTTCCAATTCGAAAGGGGACCTTGGTTGAGGAACCGGTGCCGCCCGAGTGCAACATCTTGTACGTCACAGGAGTTGGTTCGCCGGGAGGAAGTCTTTCTAAAAGCGGCTCCGATAACAGTGTCGCACTATCGCAGTGGACCTACAACCCGAAGTCAGCCTGGCTCTTCGATGATCAGCCGGTTCCTCCAGATCCGGAATCCCCTGATTACCTCGGCTATGCCCTTCCCCTCTACTATTCCGATGGCGGGTTGAACACCCCTCACGCCGTCAACTTCACGCTGCGGCGGATCTATGATATGGCAGCACACGGTCAACTTAGGAAGACTTTCGAGGCTCCACTAGTCCTCGTCCAAGACCAGTCAGACCCCCTCGCCGCGAGGCTCCGCCCTCTCATGTTCGGCGACGGCATTTTGTTCAACGGCGAACAGTACATCGTCGACTCGTGCAACGCGGATTACAGTGGCCGCTCCGGCGGCGACCGGATTCAGGCAGCGGCGTACGAGATCTTTCAGGTTCCAGCTCTTCAGGACTACTCGCTGCCCACGCTGGGGAGAACCGATTGAGAAAGATCACCCTCCTTAAGCGGGCACACCGCCAAATGCTGCTGGGAATGCAGGCGGTGCCAAACCAGCGCCGTGTTTACACTTCTCAGACCAAGTGGGGATTGTCAGCCACTGAAATTCTGAAACTTCCACAGCAACCGACCGACCCGATCCAAAAGCCAGATGGGACGTTCCTATTCATGTTGGGCTACTCCCCACTTGGAGGCCCCGATGAACTGGGCTAGTTGCTGGGTCGGTAACCAGGCACGACCCGCACTCTTACGAGGGCTTCCTCCCGGTGTCCCCGGTACAGGCATCTCACCTCGACATCCTTGATGTCCTCGTGACGCAAAGCCTGGAAGAGGTATCGAGTTTCCTGCCCAGGCGCGAGCCGATCGTTAAAGCTCCGGTCAACACTCACAGCCAAGAGCCGAGTGGAGGAGGTGTTGCCAGTCTCAAAACCGTGGCTCGCCACAGGTGTCAGGACTACGGCATAGACGCGGATGTCCTGAAGCGGCGAATTAGAATCATTGCGCAAGTAAAACTCGGTCGACCCGTAGGACTCGGAAAGAGTGACGGTTGCTTTAGGTGCGAGGAGGTAGGCGACAACCAGCGATCCGCCGAGGAGGCAAACGGCTACCACTGCCGCGCGGAAAATCGGGCTAGACGAGAGCTTTGGGCGCAAACCGCACGAGGGGCAGCGTCTTGACGCGGCCGGGGCCGCCGTCCCGCATCTAGGGCAAAGTTTGGTGGCCTGTGCGGCGGCCGGTGACCTCATCTCAGCGGCATTGTAACACGGGCAATGGTCCACCGGCTCCTCACTGAATCCAGTAGGATCAGTCGATGGACGAAAGTAGCACCCCAGGCAAGCAGTACACCAAGGAAGAAGTCGCCGAGGCGGTCGTCAAGCACTCGCACGACCTCCAGCGGGCACTTAACAAGCTGGCTAGTTCGACAGAGCCTGGAGGGCCTCAAACTGAGGCAGGGATGCTGGCAATGGCGCTCCGAAGCGCTGCCGTGACCTTACAAGTCTCGCAGAGCACCCTCCTGCTCCTCGACATCGTCCACTTCTCGCAGACCGGATCGCACATCCCGACCGTTGAAGACTAGGACAAAGCCGAGACTGCCCGATGCGGCAGCCTTCCGGCTCACCCGCCTTCCAGGCTGGGTGTGGAGTGAAACGGCTCTGGGAGGGCCGGACGGGCTGGGATGAGGCCGGGTTACGGAGTTATTCGATCCTCGTCTCGTGCCACGCCAGCCCTTCCCCATTGTTGTTGGGGATAAGTTGGTTCAGGCAACCCCTCCGCGCCGCCTTCCGTAATTCCTCTGTTGGACAACAGACTCATCCGAGACCCCGGCTACATCGACGCGGAGTGGCGGGAGGTTCCCGACGAGCCATCGCCCCTCGTCCAACCGTGCCCGCACTGCGGGAAGGATTTCGCCCCTGCCTTCGGCCAGTGCTACCACTGCTTCGGATTCCGGCGCGAAGGGTTCTGGTGCAGCTGCTGGCGGCACCTGATGGCGAACCTGAGGCGCGATGGGTGGATGCGGTGATCCTCAGTCGGTGCCAGGACTACCGGGCTCTTGCACAAGGCACTCGAGCGGAAGCCGGAGGTTCTCGTGAAGCAGGCGTATAGTCCGCACGCTGAGGCCGCGCTTGCCGGCGAGGAAGTCAGAGACGCGGCTTTGCCCTCCGAAGTAGGGCGCGAGGTCGCGCTGGCTCAGGTTCCGCTCCGCCATCACTTCCTTGACCGCCGTCACGGGGTCGGGCGGTCCGATGGGGTGGTGCTTGAGCTCGTAGTCGTGGATGAGCACCGCGAGCACGTCGCGCTCGTCGGCCTCCGGCGTGCCCTCTTCCGCGTGGAAGATCGCCGCCACCCTCTCCAGGGCGGCGGTGAGGTCGTCCTCAGTCCGGATGGGCTTGATCGTGGTCGTGCTTACCATTTCTTGATTTCTCCCTTGATCCGGTCGTACTCGGCGTGAGTGCCGATCCACCGGACCAGAACGTAGTGCGACTGGTAGTTGACGTTGGCGACGAGCCGGTAGTTGTTGCCGCCCACGTTGAAGACGACGTGGTTTCCTACCTGGTCCGCTGACTGGAAGTCTTGGCGGAGGTCCGCGAAGCTCGACCACTCGGCGGCGTTGGTGCGGCTGAACCAGGCTCGGAGAGGCCTTTCGGCGTCGGCGTGACCCGCCTGCCAGAACTCTCTCAGTGCCCTCATCGCCAACGTTCGCATACCAACATGGTATCACAATTTATACCGAAACGGTATCTATTTTAAAGGATTTTTCCACTTTTTCTCGGACTGAACCGTTCTTTGTCGGGAAAGCCTAGCCACCATGCCAGCCGGATTCGAAGGACCGACCACTCGACAGCGTGACCTCGTGTTCCGCCTGCCCTTCAACCTCGCGGTGGACTCGTTCTGCGAGACCGACCCGGTGACGAAGGACCGGGTGTACGACAAGACCAACCGGGGTGGGGAGGCCCAGATCTCTATCCGGGGCTTCCGCGCGGGCGCGGGCTACCAATGGATCAACATGAACCCCGCTTCGGGGGTGAGGCCGCCGGGATGGGTGGACGACTTTCAACCGTTCGTCCAGTTCAGCGCATCCTTCTTCCCCGACGATCCGGGTTACCCCTCCCAGATCGTGGTGATCCCGCCGACCACCGTCGCACCGGGGGAGTACGACCCGAACGGCATGCTCACCATCCGCTACCCGGTGGAGCAGTTCGTTTCCTTCGGGACCAATTTCAGCACGAACCGCTCGCTGCTGAGGCTCTGGGAGAACCGGCGGCCGGGCACGCTCGCGGAGCTAACGGTCACCTTCGGCGGAGTCTCGGGATCGGTCCTCGTCCCCTTCAACGCGGCCATGTACGGCTTCAACGGGGCGACGACCTTCGCCCGCGCCATCCGGAGCACCGCTTCGGCCTCCATGACCCCCTCGCAGGACGGTCTGGCGTTCGGATACCCCTTCTCGCGCGAGGGGTCGGTCTACGGCTACGTCGGTGAGAGCGACGCGATCGAGAAGATCGGGTTCAACCGCTCGAGCACGGCAGGGCCGCTGATCGCGACCACGACCGCCTACGGACTCGCCCAGACCACCACGGGCTTCCGATTTAGCGAGGAACTGCCGCGCCGCGTCATCGGGATCGAAGGCGAGTACCGGTGCTTCGACCAACGCTATCCCGGCACCGTCAAGGTCTTCGCCACGGGGTTCGAGGGCTCGGCGGCCGAGGGTAAGGCCAAGGCGTTCGCCGGAAACGGCGGCGTGAGCGGCAGCGGACTGCAGCGGGCGTGCTCGAGCAACCTCGTCGGGTTCCCGAACGGCGACGTGACGAGCGGCAACCTGTACGCCTATCCCGACTCGGCCACCTACAACGCGCAAGGAGACCAGGGGGCGGGGGCTCCCTTCGGCCGGGCGCTCTACTGGCCGTGCGTGCAGCTCGCGCACCAGGACCACGTGTCGGCGGTGCCAGCCCAGTGGGACGACGGGGGGATCCTGTACGACGGTCCGGACCTGGAGCTCTCCAGCACCGGGGCGGACCGGACCATCCTCGCCGAGTACCCCTCCGGGCTCGTGACGATGGGTTACCGGTATTTCATGGCCAACGTCGTGGCCTCGGTGGGTCAGGTCGACTCCGTGACGCTGACGGTCGGAGCGGACAGCTGGGCGGCGGTGCCCGACGAGAACGGGGACGTGATTTGGGACACCGCCCGAAGCGCCAGCGATCGCGACGGCACTTGGCCGCTCCACTTGGTGACGTTCCCCGATGGCACCGGCCGCTACTTGCCCACGGCCCAGCGCACGGACGCTCTCAACTACGCCGAGAGCCTGACCCTCGCCTTCCACGTCACGCCGGACTCGGTGGCCGGGGAGGCGGTCTTCACCATCTCCGGCTTCCGGCTCCAACGCAAGCGCGTGCCCGCGCTGGAGTTCGTCACCTCATTCGGACCGGAGGAAGCGTACAAGGGCGTCCAGACGGCGCGGCGGGGCATGTGCGCGATCGTGGACGGTCGGATGTCGTTGGAGTTCCCTGCCCAGATCAACGGCGCCGGAGTGGGCGTGGAGCAGTTCGTAGCATACGTCAACGGGATTCCGGGCTGGTCGGCGACGCTCCTCGACAGCGGCTATCCCTACATCCTCAACACCTCGGTGGTGGTAGGCGAGCTCGGCGGGCCCTGCGCCGCCTGGAACGGCGAGCGATGGGTCGACTTCAGCAACCGCGAGATGACGGGGGGATCCATCGTGATCCCCGCCCAGGTGACCTACGAAGAGTTCGACCCGCACCCGGGCGCGGGCGAACCCCAAACGGGCGTCGGCTACGGGGACGCGTCGATCGCTTCGCCCTACCGGTTCCTCGGAGTCCTCAGGGGGCGGGCATGGGGCATCGCCGAGGATGCCTCGAGCACCGCCACCGCGATCGACGATGAAGGCAATACCGGCGGAACCGCGACGGTGCTAAGCGACATGAGCTACCAGACGGGTGCGCCCTGGCTCAAGCACGGCAAGGCGTACGCCCTCAAGTCCGGCGGGGAGACGCTCGGCGACGTGACGGGCACGAGCGGCCGGCGGCGTCGCGCGAGCTTGGCGGCAAGGCCGATAGCCGGCTCGCCGTGGGAGGCCCAAACCGCGGACGGGCGGTTCGTGCGCTCTTACATCCAGTCGGGCAACGCCCGGGTCCAGCTCGCGGGATCGAGCTCCCCCGTCGGCGGCTGGGTCAGCGACGTCCAGGCGACTACCTACGGTGACGTCGACGCGTTCCGGTTCGCCCTGGACAAGACGACGCAGCGCCTATGGGCGGTGGTAGGCCGTGTGCCCGCGCCGGGCACGAGGGAGGTTTGGCAATGCTATTCGGACGACGACGGAAAGACCTTCGGAGGGTTCGCGAAGGTGGCTGACGGCCGCAACCCCCAGATCGGGGAGGGGGACGGAGACCTCCTGATGGTGTGGTTCCGGCACGACTCGGGCGATTCCGGACCCGGAAAGCTTTACGCCAAGTACCGGGGCCGGGGCGATGCCGCCCTCAGCGCCGAGTACTCCCTCAAAGATTCCACCGGTGCCCCGATAAGCGTGCGCGACGAGTCCAGCTTCGGCAACCCCGTCCGCATGAGCGACGGCCAGACCCGCTGGCAGATCTCCCTGACCAAGACGGGCGAGGCTGCGCCGACCGTCTGGTTCTCCACCGAAAGCAAGGCCGAGACCTTCACGAAGGTCGTTTAGAGCATCCGCCACAGCTTGCCCCTACCCACCATCGGCTCCCCATCGTGGTCCGTAATGTGGGTCGGGGCGGCGAAGCTGAAGGACGCCCCGTAGGTTTCTTCTTCCTCGACCGACTGGTCAGGGACCTCTGCCCATTCACGGGCGATGCGGAGCGCGTGCTGAAGGTTTCGGCATACGCGGTGGATGGGTCGGTGGAACTGCATCGCGTGCAGAACGACTCGCCCCCTCCTCAGCTTTTTCGGCCTCCACTCCTCGCAAGTCAGCACATCCCAGTGTAACGAAAATGACCACTTCCCTTCTCGCTTCCCAGGTCCCTCTGCCCGTGGTGCCCTCGCAGGTGCCCCTGATCGCCTCCGCCACGGACTCAACGACTCCGGCGGTCCTCCCTTCTTCGCTGGCGCCCTTCGCCACCGGCATGACGACGGACGTGCCCCAGCTCCTCAACAAGCTGCTAACGGCGCTCCACCTGGCCACCGCTTACGGGGGCAACGGGTTCGGCGTCGTCTCGGGCCTCGAGCTCGCGCCCACCGTCGGGCTGCTCCTCGGAGTCCAAGCGGGCACTGCGATGCTCGGGGCTCCGGTCCAGGTGGAGGAGATGGACTATCCCCTACCCGACGACCAGCCCCTCGTCTACGTCTGGGTCAAGCAAGACGGCACGATAACCCACAGCCTCACAACGGCCAGCCCGGAGGCCAACGCGCTCCACATAGGGACCTGCACGACTCTGGACGGTGAGATCACGATGTGCGACAAGTCGGGCGTCGTCTACGTGCGCACGGGGCACCTGTACCGCGAGACCGCCGATCGCGGAGCGCCTAAGGACCTTCCAGGCGGGATCATCCTCCACACCAAGACGGAGGCCGGGGTCTACGCTTGGACCGGATCACGGCACGAGCCCCAGGGGACCCCGGTGCGAACCGCGAACCTTGCTGCCGATCTCCAGCTCGACGAGGCGGACGCGCCCGTTCAGGTGCTCACACCCACGGGAGCGACGAGGAAGGTCCGCCTGCCCTCTAGCCCAGACGTCCGCCAGACCATCCGGATCCACAACGCCGCGGCAGCCACCTACGACATCCTCGTGCGCGACGCCGACGATACCACCACCATCACGACCCTTCCCCCGGGATCGACCTCGGTCGACTTCGTAGTCGTCGTCGGGGGCTCTAGTCCGAGCCCCCGCTTCGACGCATCGCCTCAGACGCCGGCCTTCAACGACCAGCTCGACTAGCCCCCCCAAACCCATGAGCGGCTACTTAAAACAGACCTTTTCGACCGGCGAGGGCGTCGCGACGCCAGTGCCCGCCGTCGTCGCCACCCTGCCGTACCCGGCCGGGTGCAACGGCGTTATGATCACCAACCGCTACCTCGACCTCGAGAATCCACAGCCGGCGGACGCGACCCTCGCCGTTCGGTGCACCGACGAGACGGACCAGGCAGTCGCGGAGTACCGAATTCGGGCTGGCGACGTGTTCGTCGTGCGCTACGTTCTGGGGCCGATCCTGCTCTGGACGCTGGGCGGCACCGTGCCCTACTTCGTTTCGAAGATCCAGGAGGGCAACGACGTGGCCGACGCCTTGGCGGAGCTGGTCCAGCGGCTCGTGCCCGCGGTGAGGCAAGGAGGCAGCATGGTCGTTTACGATTCCACCGCCGGCGACTTCGATTTCGCCATCGTCGCTAGCTACGCCTACGAAGGCGATACCGGCCTTCGCGTCGACTACACCGCCGCGGTTCCGGCCCCGGCGACCCTCGTCGTGGTGGACCAACGGCTGGAACCGGTGCCAGGAATTTCAGCGACTCTCGTGAACAACGGCACCGCCGAGGGCTACGTGCAGATCGACGTCGAAGACGAGGCTTTCGAGCCGCCGAGGGCGGTGGACCTCTGGCTGCGCGTGTACCACGTTCCGGCGGGCGGGGACAGGACCCTTATCGTGGCCGGGAAACTGAGAGTGAGGAAGTAAGGATGGGACTCGACAGCATTTCGCCCACGACGGCCGGGTATGCGACCCCCGCGATGATCGACGCCCGGGTAGCCCAAGCGCTGAGCGACTACACGGGCGAGGACCTCGCTGACGTCCTCGAGGACTACCCGACCAACACCGGCCTACGCACCGTTCCCATCAGCGTCTCTGATCGCTTCCCTGGAGCGTCCCCCACGGACATCCGCGAATTGGCGACCCGCTATGTAACACCCCGCATGTGCGGACTTGTGGGAGACGGGGTCGCTGACGACGCCGCTGCGTTCAAACGTGGCATGGAGATGGGATCCCTCCAGGGTGACCCGACCCATGTCTACCGCATCGACAGCGACATCTCGATCAGCAACAAGTCGGCCGTGTTCGACGGCAATGGGGCCAAGGTCCACATCACCGGCGACGCGAAGATCTCGTTCAAGGTGAGCTTGACCAACGTCCAGAACATCACCGCGATCGACAACACCGCGACGTACGACTGGAGCGGCGACACCGTCACCCCCCGCCCCATGGACGTGACCCGGCTGTACGTGCCGTCCACCGCAGGCTACGCAGTGGACGACCTAGTCAAGATCGTCGCTGACGATCTCATTCCTGGGGAGAACCCGGCGGATAACCTCAAGCTGGGCGAGTTCGCGACGGTGGGGGCGGTCGAAGCGGGCGCGCTGGTCCTGCGCAGCCGGCTCCGGGACAACTACGTCACCAACCCCCGCGTCGCCCGGGTGCCCCGGGACTACACCTGCGAGCTCCGGAACTTCCGGCTCCAAGGACCGTCCGCTCCCCTGGCCAGCTGGACCAAAACGGCGATCGAGATCATCGGCTACGTGCAGCCGGTGGTCGAGCAGGTCCAGGCGTTCGACCTGGTCGACCGGGCCGTGCGGTTCCTCTCGTGCTGGATGCCGCAAACGGATGGTCTTAGCGGGAGGACCATTCGAAGCAGCGTCGCCAACGACGCCTTCGGGTACTTAGTCCATGAAAGTGCCTGCGAAGGAGGTCTGCATATCGGGCTCCGGGGCTACAACCTCCGGCACCTGTACACGTGCTCGGCGACCAGCGCGCCGACGCTGTCGCCCAATATCGAGAACTACGGCAAGACCCGCGGCACGCTGATTCTTGGAGGCCGGGGCCGGAATTGCCAGGCCGCGCCGTTCAGCACCCATGCCGACGGTGAGGGCATCACGTTCGCCCACTGCTACGGGGAAGCCCCCTTCAACGGCGTCGACGGCGACCAGAGGGTGTTCGCCATCCGAGGCCGCAACAACCGGGTCGACAGCTGCATCGCCAAAGGTGGCGACGGCTTCGTCGTCTTCGCGGACGTAGCGCACCCCGACTGCACTCGGGATGTGGAAATCGCGAACTGCCTCTATATTGGCAATCCGAACCAGGCGCCCAACTCGGCCGTCGACCGCCGGGCCTTCTCCGTGGTAGGACTTGCGGGCGGCTTGGTCACCGGTGTCCGCATCGTCAACCCCAAGGTCCAGACCGAGAGCGGGGACAACCCCGACTTCGAGACGTTCTACGGAGAAATGACGGTCGTCTCGCCCTACGTGCGGGCCAAGAAGACGGGCACTAACACCGCCCGCGTTTTCGAGGCCAATACGCAATCCACGATCCGCGTCGAAGGCGGCGGCACCATCGACCTCACCGGGAGCACGTCCACCGCGACCCGCATTGCCAGGGTCCTATCGTCCTCCGGCGCGGTCTACTTCGGCAGATCCCCAGGTGACGCTCCAAGGATCGTGGCCCAAGGAGGAACCGTGCAGTCGATCGCGACCCTCAACGGCGTTGCCGGCACGTTCGTGGGGTTCGCGGATTTGGCCAGCGGGTTGAACGTTTCGGCGGGTCTGGAGAGCCACACCGCCTCCGGGGCCACCGCATGGCTGGATTACGCGATCAACCAGGGACGTGGCGGCACGGCGAGGGCCGCCCTTAACGTCGCCACGGCGGCCACGGGCTCGCTAGCGGTGGACCTTGCCAACCGGGCGGCGCCGAAGATCTTCCTCGACGTGGACACCGCGCACGCGGGGGTTGAGCTTAACAGCCTCACCTCGGGCTACAACCTGGGGCAGGAGCTGGTGGTGCGCAACAAGTCTGCCCTCGGCAACTCCCTAACCATCAAGCACGCCCTGGCCGGCAAGATCGATCTGACGACCGACGTGCTCCTGGCCCCAGGACGGGCGTTCCGGTTGCGCTGGCACAGTGGCGGTAACTGGGTCGCGGCCTGATCGCAATGGCGCGGTTCCCTCCTAGGGCTCCCAAGGTCTTCCCGGCCCGCTAGCTAAATCGCCCCCCTCTCCATAACCGGAGAGGGTGCCTTTTTGCGTTTAGGCCAAAGGTTCGCTGCCGAAACCCTCGGCCCCGCTGCAACGGCTCACAGCGGCCTGTTTGGGACGGGAGTCAGCATGAACATGCGTCGCGCGCCTTTGTACGTGCCGTTCCCGTAGATCCGCCCGCTATCATCGATCCACTGAGTTTGGTCGAGGACCCACCCCGTCGCCGAGCCGTCGGTCACGAGGTCGGAGAGCTTCTGGAGCCCGCCCGTGCGGGTCCACTTCACCGCGTAGGCGCTCCACGTCGAGCCGGACTTGTGCCGTCCGACGCCTACCGCAACGTGCTGGGAATTCACGTCCAAGAGCTGCAACCGATGGCCGCTCTCAAGCGGAGCGATGTCCTCGTAGCCCGTCGACGGTGTCCACACGTATCCATGCTCCCAGGTCACCTGGAGGTTGCCGTCCCGCTGCCACGAGAATCCCACCATTGTGCCGTCGTCGAGAATTGCGATCGGAGCGTTGAACTGTGCCTCGGACGGCGTCGGGATCGGGTTGAACCCCCTTCCTCGCCAGTACCCGGCCCGGTACCCGCCGTTGTCCATCACGTAACCACCAACAAGGCCGGAGTTCGAGACGCAGGTCGCTGAGGAAAGGGTGGTGGATAGAGGATCGCCTAGAAGCAGGGTCGTTACCCCCGCCGCCGTTTGCTTGAAGGCGGTGAGGTGGCCTCGGGAAGAATGGACCATACCGACCATGAGGTTCGTGCGATTCACGGCATTGGTGATCGCGCTGGGCGGCTCGGGCGAGAAGTTCAGGTACGTAATGCCCTTCCAGCGGAGCCAGGACAGCGCTTTACTTGGCGCGGTGTAGACGCACCCGGTCACGAACTCGCTGTCGTTGACGGCGCGGAATTGCAGGCCAGGCGCCTTCACGTACGTCTTTGGCTTTCCTTCGGTGAAGACGAAGCCAATCCCGTCCGCAGTGGTCGTCATTCCGACCATGGTCTTCCCCGACGGACTTACATCCATTAGATAGCCCGGTCCCTTGTCCTGCAGGGTGTAGGCCTGATCGATGAACAGACCGAGCGCCAAGATGCTGGTGAGGATGGCCATGAGTCATCTTATCACCCGAATCTTACAAGCCCCAAGCGCGGCGCTCCTCCAGCAGGGCGAGAGACCCAAGTCACCGAGACGAAAGTGCAGTTCAAGCCTGAGTCGCTGAACCCTCGGCTCGCCTGTTCGTCCTTCCCGTCCAGGCGGGCAACAGACCCACCAGCGTCATCAATCCCCCCTGCGGACACCGGTCCCGCAGGGGGCTCTTTTCTACTTTAGGCTCCGCTTGTTGGCGCGGACCCACCCTGCCGGAGGACCCTTCGGATCTCCGTAGATCGCGTGGCGGACGATGGCGATAGCTTCGTCCTCGACCACGCACCGGTCCCCGTCGCCGTCGCACTCCCCTACCTGGGCGTAGGTTCCGGGCGTCGTGTAGACCTCCACTCTCACTCGGAAGTCGCTGTACTGGATTTCGTCGGTAAGCGGGTCGTAGGTGCCAGTTTGCGAAATGTGTACTCTGAACATCGCAACTGGTATCGCGTTTAAATGACCCGGCACGAGTACCCATAGGGTCTCATCCTTACAGATGTTTCTGCGACTTGACAGCTGCCGTCCAATACATTATCCTGCGCCCGTGAAAAGATTCCTGCTGCTTTCGGCAGCCGTCCTCGCGCTGGCCGCGAGCTCTCTCGCCCAGACCTTCACCGGCAAGGTCGTCGGCGTCTCCGACGGGGACACCCTCACCGTCCTCACCGAGGGCAACAAGCCCGTCAAGGTGCGGATCTTTGGGATCGACGCGCCAGAGTCCTCGCAGCCCTTCGGCACGAAGTCGAAGCAGTTCGCCTCCGACATGGCCTTCGGCAAGAGCGTCACCGTCGAGAAGACCGGAGAGGACCGGTACGGCCGGACGCTGGGCGTGGTGAGGGTCGGGGACAAGAGCGTCGGGCTCGAGAGCGTGCGAAGCGGCCTCGCCTGGTGGTACAGGCAGTACGCGCCGAGCTCGATGAAGATCAAGGCGGCCGAGGCCGAGGCGCGTCTGGCCAAGCGGGGGATCTGGTCCGAGCCGAACCCAACGGCTCCGTGGGAGTACCGCCGCGGCGGCAAGAGCGCGAGGCGAGGGGCCTCGTCAAGTGGCTACTCGGCTCCCCGTCGCCGCACGTCACCTCCGGCCGTCGTTTCGGCCGCCTCGCGCACGGTCTATACCACCGCCACCGGCAGTAAGTACCACGCCGACGGCTGCCGCTACCTTAGCCGAAGCCAGTACAGGACGACTCTGAAGCAGGCGCAGGCCGAAGGGTACGACGCCTGCAGCGTGTGCGGTGGCGGGTAGGCCGTGAAGAAGGACGGAACGCCGGGCGTCGGGTTCGTCGTCTTCGTCTTCGCGCTGATCTGCGGCTTTTGCGGCTTGGGCGGGTCTGGCGAGGATGAAGCCCGAACCGTGGACGCGGAGCCCAGCCGGTACTCCCAAGAGGACGACTCAGAGCCGGTGCCGACTCCGGCGCCTTCACCGGCTCCACCCCCGGCCTCGAACCTCGTCGATCCGATGACGGGCGACCGGTTCGTGCCCGGCCAAGGGTACGTCAGGGAAGCGCAGTCTTCGTACCAGCAGGAGACCCAGGGCTACACCGTCTACATCACGAGGACGGGCAGGCGTTACCACAGCGGCGGCTGCAGCAGCCTCCGGAGCAGTTCGATCCAAATCAGCCTTAGCGACGCTAGATCCCAGGGTTACACCGCCTGCGCCAGATGCGGCGGTTAAGCGGCCCACCACGGGAGCGTGACGCCCACCGGACGAAAGGACCTGCAGGCACGGGCTCCTTGGCGATCATGGCCGCGCCGCTCCTGTCCGCGGTGGGGGCGGACCTGCAGGTGTGGGCGGGTTTCGGCTGCTGCGTCTTGGGGTACTGCACGTGCCGGATCAGGGGGTAGCGAAGAGCACGACCGGTTGGTGAGGTTCGCCTGAAGTAGCACCGACCAACGGTTGGTGCTGCGGTGGAGCGTTTGCGGCGACGGCCACCGGTGAATAATGGGGCAGATTTTATTCATTTGCTATTTCCGGCATTCTGTCGTACCCTCGAATCCTATGAAGCTATTCACAAGAAACCGGGCCGTCGCGGGAACTCTAGTCCTCGCTTGCGCTCTTGCCGGTGCTTTTGCCGCCGCGAACAGTAATGGAGAAGCGATAAAAGCCGGGACAGCAAAAGAGAGTCTGGACAAGGCGGCTATGACGGGCTGCCCGGGCAACTGCGAGATGTACGGCGATACGACGTGCTCGGTGGAGGGTGAGCCCACCTACGGCCCGTGGGTGCTCAGTCCACCCAACCAAACTGGACCGTGCTTCTACTGGACCAAGACAGTCCACTGCACGGGCAACACCGATCCGACCCATGAGAAAGCGCTCCACAACGGCGTTTCCTGCAGCGCTACGGTCCCGCCCACGAACTAG